ATACAAGGCGGTGCACCATCTTCATCCTGTGTACCGCGCAAAGTAAGATACACAGTTTCAGCAACATCGTTGTGCACAACAACGCTGATGTCAACGATGTCGCTTGTACGGAAGGTAACAAAGTGTTGTACGATTACTTGTTCGTCGGTTTCAGGACTGACGCCCTGAAAGGTCTTGAGTGTGTGAAACATTGATTGTATCTCCTTAACAGAATGTACATCTATTATGTATATAAAGGAGGGGAAAGTAAATAGATATTAATGTATAAAATACATAAAAGTCTATTTACTCTGGTTTAATAACGTGTATATAATGAGAGCCTCACAAACAAGAGGAGAGACTCAATGATAAAGCCAAAACTGTTGCGGCATATTCGCAACGGTATTAAGCTACTCGCCGAAGGCAATGAGTATGCCTGCAAGCAACGCGGTATTACAAAAGTCGGCCTGTTCAATAAAGAGTTACCAACTCGATACTTCACCAAATCACCATTAACGCTTGTACCTGCAGCGGAGTATTATAAAGACCCCGAAGCAGCTCGGGCTAAAATCAAGGAAGGTCTTGACCGACTTGTAGAGGAAGGCTATTTGACAGTTCGTCAACACACTGAATCATCTTATTACTACAAGCCAACTTCTAAGGTAACCAGCAATGACAATGACGAGTCAGCCGAGTGATATTCTCGGTCTGAAATACTTTAAGCCAGAAGGGATTCCCCAAGTCTTCAAAGATATGAAGCGCTGGGCTATCTTTGAGCTAACGTACGAAGACGAGACTCTCGAAGTTCAATCCAAACCTAAGAAACCTGCAAGAGCGCCATCAGGCCGTTCCTTCAGCACAACAGTGCCTGAAGAGTGGATGACTTTCGACGACGCCCTGACACGTTGTATCCGCAACCGTGAAATGAAGATTAAAGCTGTACAGGGTAATATCACCTTTGTGCCGGCTTTGATTGTTCCTCGCCAGTGGTACTTTGTTGACCTGGACAACCATGAAGATAATCCAGACATTGAAGCTACCCACAAAGCGATAATTGAAGGAACCCGTGGTGCTTATGCCGAGACGTCAATCTCTGGCAAAGGACAACACATTGCAATCCCTTTACCCTGGACTGCAGCAACATCCAAAGAGAAAGACGAACAGCTGGACATCAAAATCCAGAAGGCTGAGATGTTCCTGGTAATGACAGGTAATGTGTTGAGCGAGTTCAATGCTAATCCTGTTTCAGCCCGTGAATGGCATGCAGCAATAGAGAAGTTCTTTCTTGAGTCAAGCGCACCTGATATTGATGTTGAGTTTGAGCAAGACGAAGACCGTGGCGAAGAGTATGACAAAGAGCTGTACGAACAACTAGCCGATAATACTCGCTGGGCTTTAGAACACTACCTGAATGAGCATGCTCCAGACGGTGTTGGTGTGAGTAATGACGGTTCTGAACGTTTAAGCCGTATACTCAAGGACTTGCTTCGTGTAACCCGTAACTATGAAGTTACGCAACGCATCTTTATGGCCAGCAAGGCTGCAGCATACGAAGGCCGTCGTGCAAGTCGTATGTCACTGTCCCTTGATAAATACCATCAATGGTTCGGTCGTGTCGGTAAGACTGTGCTGAAAGAGATGCAACGTGATGGCTTATTCGTTAAGACCAAGTTTGCTCTCGACATCAACAAAGAGCTAACCAAGAATTCAGGTGTCTCACTGGCTGAGAACGTTGAATTCAAAGTCAACGACGATATTCTGCCTTCTGATGTATTTGTCAAGACGGCCCCGTCCGGGTTTAAACGGCTTATCGCTGAGATACAGGATAACATATCTCCGGCTAACAGGGTTAACGACTATGCAATCGGCACAGCTCTTAACATACTGAGCAACTGTGCTGGTCGCAAGTATGTTTGTCCAGTAGGCGGTCATGCTAACTTCCTGGTGACCAACATCATTCTTGTGGGTGGTTCATCAATCGGTAAGTCTCTGTATACCGAGTTGTTCCCACAAATCCAGGCGGGTGTACCAGACACGTCGCCTATCAGTCTTAACCGTATTCCAAGGGAACAGACTTTTGCAACCAGGACGTTTGCTGAACTGATGGCTAACCCGTCGTATCATTCAGTCCAGTTGTTCTACCCTGAATTTGGTCTGGCTTTAGGTTCTGGTTTACGCATGAATCCTAACAACCCTGATAACTTTCAGAAAGCTCTGATGGATGCTTCAACCAAGCGAAAGGTTGGCGGTATACTGACAGGCATCAAACGTGCTAATGCTGACAACGATGTCAAGACAGTAAGCGAACCATGTTACTCTATCCTGGGTGACTCCACTCAAGAGCTTATTCTTGACAACACACGTAAGCAAGACTTCTCAAGCGGCTTTTTGCCCCGCTTCCTGTTCATCCCGAACTATGAGCGAGCGGAGTTTGCCAAACCTGAGAAGGTAGGACGTCGCCAGCAGATTCGCCGTACATCCTTTTCAAAGGAACTGATTGAGAAGCTGGAAGCAATCGCTTATGTGAATGCTATCCCGCCTAACGGTAAACTAAGGCACGACCCGATTCCTATTTACGATGAGTCGGACGATGATGACTTCCTGTACGAGTACCAGTGCAATATTAATGACATGCGCCAGTATTACAGGGATAACGAAGTAGCATCTGCCTTTGTTGGCCGAATGGGTGAGTATGTATTCAATATAGCAGCACTTATTGGCTTACTCGATAACTGGGATGCTCCTGTAATGACCAGGGACAACATTGAATGGGCTTACAAATACGTTCTTCGTTGTATAACTGCCTGGGTTAATAACACAAGCAGAATAGTCGCACCGCCAACTACCAACGCCGAAGTGGTTGACGGCTTCCTCAAAGTCTACAGGGACATTTTGGCCCTTTACACCAAAAAGGGATGGTCTGGCATAGTCAAGCATTATCCAGAAGGTGTTGTGAGAAGCTTACGGGAAGACCATCTGAAAATGAACGGGCTTAGTATATATGCTATCCGGCAATCATTAAGTTGGTTCAAATCCAATTATGGCTTTAACATTACCGCTAATAATAAGGTTATTGACGGTATGCTTCAGGACATGATTGACCAGGACTATTTAGCAGTCCAAATATACAAACCCACAAGAGGGAAATCAGCAAATATCTACTGTTTAACCGAACGGGGATACGCTGAAGCCAAGAAACTTAAGTAAAATCAAGGGCTTATGTAGTAAAATACGTAAGCCCTTATTTTATATACTCTTTTCGCTCCGGTAGGCTAGTTATGGAATAGATAAACCGTGTTTTTCGAATTAAGTGCACCTAAACTCATGTTTTATATACTCTTTTCTTTTTACATGAATTAGTAAATATATGGAGCCCTTTATAAAGAAAAAGGGGGTAAAAAAGGGGGATACAAGAACCGGATTAAATGGGGTATATATTTATTTATTATTATTATTATTATTATATATTATTAATTATATTAGAAGTAATAAAAACAGCTACTTAGAGATGTCTATATATATAATCCGGTAGTATGTCTTTATTAATATCAGAACCGGATGAAAAAAAATTTACGCCGGCGGAAAATAATAAAAAATCGGATTGATAAATAAATTCGTAGACGTTTACACTGTAAAATAGATGTGATACAATATTTATCAATGTTGCTGATTACCAAATCTTTGAATTGTATACGAGGCTGAATAAATGGTTAATATTAGGCAGAAAGGACAGAACTTTGAGCGTAAAATGGCTAAAAAGTTCAATAGCTCGTTCGGATTAACTGTTGAACGCAATCTTCAGCAGTCTATTAATGGCGGGGATGACTTGCTGGGTGTACCATTTTTCAGTGTTGAACTGAAGAAACACAATACCAAGTCTATCGGAACATGGTGGAGACAGTGTGCGGCATCAGCAAAGGCTCAGAATAAGATGCCAGTGCTGATATACGAACTACCAAGAAAACAACCTACCGTGGTGATGAATAAGGCTGATGTGATTGACTGTTTTCCAAGTGGCACGACTTTTAACGAGGCATCGAACCGCCTCTTTGTGGGATTAGTGGAATTAACATGGGAACAATTTTGCCGGGTCTACAACTATTACGTTGCGCCCGGCACTCAGTATCACGTCAATTAATCTTGCTTCAGCTCGTCACAAATAACACGCTGATTTTTGGCAGGGATAATACCAAGATTCAGTAAGGTATATGGACTATCGGCGACACATTGCTCAATGGTAGTCCATTCAGGTTTGGATTCAACAATTTCATAATTACAGTCGTGAGCTGCCACACATGTTGCTAAGATTAAACCAATCACAGGTAACCTCCGGACACCAGAAAATCAAACAACTGGTTGTAAGTGTTGCAACCTTCAGCAAAAGAGCTTTCAGCAGGTTTACCGTCACGGATAATCATCATGTACTCACCGCCATGAATATCCACCCAATACTGCATGCCACCTTTAACAGGGTTACGTTGCAGGAATTTAAACATTATTTGCTCCTGATTCCAAGTTTATTCAATAGCCACACTGTCATGTCAACCCAGGTTAACGGTACAGTTTTCGGGGGTTGATAATTCCAGCAGCTTGCAGTTCTTTGTACTTCTGCTTGGCGCCGCTCTTCTTCGCGTAATACCGCATCGTCAGAAGTGCCGGCAGAAAAAATATCGGTAATACCAGATAAATCGCGTTGATGAACACGTCGAGCAATGTCATATAAATCTTCCTCAGAAAACATAAGCCAATACCATAAGAATTATCAGAAAGACCACTACCAGCTTCCACATAGCTCGACCTTCAGCATATGCAGGATTCACAACAGAATACTCAACAACATGTTTACGGCGGACCATATGGCCTCCTTGTGGGTTAATTCAATCATGAGGACTTTCGTCAAATCCTCATTGTTGAATCAATTACCAGCGTAATTTGAGATGTCTTGTGCCAGCGTTTCAATATCAAACTCAGCATTCAAGAATGAGTGCTCAACAACAGCTTTATCAATCTCATCATCATAATAGAGCTCAATATAGCTACCATGCAACTCTTCAACACTTGCAACATCAGGAAAAAGCTCATGCACAGCATTATAGAACTGCTCAAAACTGTCAAAACAGCGACAATTTGACAATTCTTGACCTTTCATCATATCAACAAGCTCATTGGTAAGATAAAAGTAGCAATTGTGCTGGTTTATAATAAATGGGGTCATGTTTCTCTCCTTTAGTAATATTAATCAAGCCCCGTCAATATCGGGACTTTGTTAATATCACTCAATCATCACCTGAACTACTATTATACACTCTTTATTAAAGCGGGTAAACACTTTACCTCCATTGGTGCGTTTAGCCCCAGATTTTAGAGCTGACTGGCACCAGACATGCCACTCCTCAACTGTCAAGAATTTTTGCTCAGCTTTGGGTGGCAGTCCATGGGCAAGGTCTACCGTAGTAAATTTGACTAACGGCATTACTTAACCTCAAATTTTGATTCATCATACTCCGGGTCAGTAATATCCCGGGTCGCACAATTTTTGATTGCATCCCAGTATCTTTGGGCATCATCACCATCAACATAAACTGTCCAGTAGCCGTAGCCACCTTCAAATCTGTCCCAGGCTTGTTCCCAGACTTTGCCATCTTCCAGCTTGTACCAAGTTGGGCGACTGTCAAACTCACGGATTGGATGGTACCCAAGTAAAGGATTCATCAGGTCAATAATGTCTGCCCTGCCAATCTCCTGGTTCTCCCACAAGACTGTCATGAATTGCTCATACTTAAAAGCGTTTGGCAGAACTTTGAAGATTTCACCATCACAATACACGGTATAGATACCGTCTTCACATTTTGCGCTGTACATGTTTCTCTCTCCTGTTGGTATAATTTCAATCATGAACTATCACAACTTTGGATAGTTCATTGTTGAAACTATGCTAACTTTGTTGCAATCTGAATTGTCAGTCTGAACTCTTCCATCAAGTTGTCAAACTCTTTGGAACCGCTAACAGCATCAGATATTTGGTCTTTGACTATCTGGGCATTTGATTCAAGCAATTCAATCAGGTGTGCCAGCTCGTCTTCAGTCAATTTCAAATCTTTCATAATGTATCCACCCAAGCCATAACTTTTGCCAGTCTTACAACGTCTTCATGGTCACGCTCGCCGTCAGAAAATTCGCTGGCGATGACTCCCATAATTGACGCCAGATTCATGTTGATGATGTAGGAATGTTCCCGCACTTCATCAATTCCTGAATCTATCACCAGCTCCGCAAATTCCTGTGAACCTTCATCCCACTCAGCCCAATACTGCTCAGCATAAAAGTCCAGTTCTTTTTTCATCTCAATGTCAGTCATTTTGATTACTCCTCAGAACCTGAAAATTTGTCATCAATGGTCTCAACAATATAGTCAAGAGTTGAAGTGTGAGAACTATCAGTAAAAGTGCCCATCTTCTCTAACTCAATCATCATATCGCGCAAAGCCATTGCCTGGTCTTTGGTCAGTTTAATCTTAAGCATGTTTTCTCTCCTGTCAATTGTGAATAATTTCAATTGATGGCACTACTTGAGTGCCATCTCAAAAATTACTCTTCAGTTTCTTGGGTTTCAGTTTCAGGTTTTTCTTCAGTCTCAGGTTTTTCGCCTGTTACTGATTTGCCATCAGTCACTTTACCAGATTTTACATCATTACGGTAATATGACATATATGATTGTACAACACGTTTTGCCTTAATATCATCTGCTTCCATTCCACAAGCTTTCATCGCATCAGCGAGCGCCAATTTGGAATCTTCTTTGTCCATCAAGTTATAATCTTTGAATACCAGATAGCAAGTATCCTTGGTTGATGGACCAGATGAAGACTTGCGAGAGCCACCAGCAGATGCCCGCGACGCCGCAACTTTGACTTCTTCAACTTCCAGTTGGTTCAGCTCATCAAACAAAGCCTTCACCAGCACTTCTTTGGAGTCTTTGACAGTTACAGAACTTTCATCATTAAGGGACTTAATCATCTTAATGATTTGGTTATTGGCAAAGTACTGAAGACTATCCATCTGCACTACAATAGTCCCAAGACTTTCAGTAGTCAGACCAGATTTCACAGACTCAACAGAAAAAGCGGAAGTCAGATAAACATAGTTGATAGTAGTCATTTGATGTATCCTCATTGATAGAATTTTGATAAGTGTCAATCCTTGACAAGTAAGTCCAATCATGACAACTTTGGTAAGTTGTCATTGTTGGAAATTACTCTTGATTGTGACTAACAATATAGTCAGTACAGTCTTCCAAATCATATGATTCAAAGACTACTTCACCATTGATAATGACTTCCCAATAACTGGTATCATCATTATAATTAAGAATGTACTTGTTCACAAACATAATAGTTACCTCTTGTATTAGTTTCCAGGCGTGACTACTGATACCAATAGTCACTGGTTGAAACTATTACTAGTGTTACTATCAACAAGAAACATGTCACCAAATTGTTAAAGAGCAAAAGGCACCATTGACATCTACCAGATGTACCTGTTGACTGGTTAAGTACTACCTACCCATATTAAACCATACCACTACCCTCCTGACCATGTGTACTGGTCACTCAGTCATCACATTCAATAAATATATTATGGCTTGATCCCTATTGATTGTACACTTTATATTTGCAAGTTTATGCAAGTTTTTAGAAATGATAATCACTTGCGATTGATAGTGGTTCTCGTATGCGATTGATATAGTTTCGCATGTAATTACTCACTTCAAAATGGTCGGCAGGGGTTATAATCACATAGGGGTGCCACTTAAAGGGGCCGGCGAAATTATTTATAAAAATATAATTTCAATCTGAATTATAGACGCTTTGTGCTATAACGGCCGAAGTAGTTCACACGGTAATTGTATCAATCACAATAGTTACCAGAGTAATCATTTCAATTGAAATAGGTGCGGCGGGGGGTAATTTCGCTAGGGTGCTACCCTCCAGGAGCCAGCAAAATTTTTTATTTTTTCTCTATTTTCTCCCTATCAGGACCAATCATCATCAGAGTGATACGACAGGAGCTAACCTTTTGTCTAACACAATAATAAATGAAGCCACTCTAAAAATTTTTTATATTTTTCGGGAATTGTGTAGACACTCACTAAAAAGTGGTGTACTTTCTCACCTCCACGCGCTATCATTAATGTGAATCATCAAACGGCCTCACGGTCTCCTACTTGTGGGTAACATTATGAAACTTGTTCAATTAGAGCCATATCCGCCTCAATTGGCTATCGTTTGCAGTGAAAAAGAGCACGAAGAGCTCCAAAAACTGATGGATTTGCCTGATTTTGGCAACTGGAATGACCGAGAAACGCGTACTGCATCAACCTTTACGTTTACTCGCATTAACTACCCGTACCTGTTAATCGTCGTAGAGCTGTACCACCCGGACGACCTGAAGTACAACACCATTTCCCACGAAGGCATTCACGTAATGTCGTCGCTGATGAGCTATGTCGGACTTAAATACGACACTGAAAACGATGAATGGTACGCTTATCAGCATGATTTCATCGTAAATGCCATTTGCAAGGCCCATGACGAGTATATAGAGCGCCAAAAAGTCAAGCCAAAAATAGAAACAGGTAACCATCCTGCTATATTACCACAGCCTGAAGACGTTATGAATTCACTTTTATCTGACACCACCAAAGGAGACTTTTTAGGTGATTAATATTATCTTTGCAATGGGCCAAAATGGGGAATTCGGGTTGTCTCCGGAGTTTATGAAGCATCAGGTGGACTCGTGTAAGACCATGGAAGAGGTTCGTGCGCTTCCTAAGTCGGGTCTCCCTTGGAAATGTCCGTCAGATATGCTCTTTTTCAGGACTATGACTAATTCAATTGCGTCAGAACCAGGGTATAATGCGTATCAGCAACTACGGGGACAATTCCCAAACTACCAGTTGCGAAATATGATAGCAGATGTAACGGTGAAAATGGTCGGGCATAGTGCATTGTTAGCCGGGCGTAAAACGTTTATGTCCATGAGCCTGCCTATGTCAGCCCACAGAATACTGCTGCCTGTATCTCGCCAGATTATGGCTTCAGAAGGCTACAATAACCTCGGTGAGATGGCCGCAGACTTAGAATCCAGGGGTACTGACGTCTGGATTGTAGGCGGTGCCGAATTGATACTTTCGGCCCTTGAAGAACATGCAAAAGACTTGCTCCGTATCGACAACATGTTTATCAGTACAATCAAGCATTCAGGTCCAAGTGATATTTTAATGGACCGTAGCAAATTAATGATGTACATTGATAGCGACTTCACTTATAATGATGAATATGTTGATAACAAACAAGTTCTGATACAACGATACAGGAGTTTACACAAATGAACATCATAATCGAGGGGCCCGACAATGCTGGTAAATCTACACTTATTGAGTTCCTTAAATCTCGTACTGGCCGCAGTGTTATTCATAATACTGTTGATAAAAACCCCGAATCGGTCATGGCTAAACAGACCAAAGAAAACGCGTTGGAAGGCAATTGTATTTATGACCGCAGCGCTGTTATATCTGAGTATATCTATTGCTTGGTTCTTCAACGTACGCCTGTCGTCAATATTAATATATCTCATGTAGCAGATATGTGTGACAACGCCATCGTTATCTTTTGTATGCCGCCTGTTGAAAAGGTACTGGCAACTACAAAAGACGAGATGCCTGGTGTTGTGGAAAATCTTGAGGCGTTATACAATCAGTATGACAACCTCATTGACGAGCTGGTTTTGATGAGTAAGCAGTTCTTTATCTACGACTGGACTATTGAAGAAGATGGTCCTGGAGCAGCTCTCGAGTACATCAACGAACGTATTAATAAGGAGTGGAACAAATGAGCCCCGTATACAATAGCACAATCACGCTGTCAGCAACCGTAGGAGAGGTCAACAAGACTGTTACTGTGGGTTCAACTAACCCGAACCTGTCAGGTGAAGACCTGCTACGTCTGGCTAAACGTGCTCTTGATGATAACGAAGTGACTGGTACTGAAGGCGTCACCATTGAAATTAACATCAGCGGCTATGAAGAACGGCCACACAGCATCAGTATTGCGACTTCTTCACTGCCTGAGGATGAAACTCGTGAGCAGCTGGAAACGAAAAAGTTCAACGACGAGCTGGAATACCGCACTGGCGAGATGTTCAGCAATGCGTTAAACTGGTACTTGTGCAAGGCTTCTGGCTACACAGGTGCCCCTATGTCAGACCGTATGCTAGCTGACATGTCAGCACGTGAAATTGCCAAAGGCTGGGCGCATGTGCAAATGCTGCAAGAGCATATCTGCAAGCTGGAAGGCTGCAATAAAGATGCTTCTGAGCTTATTACTGCCTACAAACGACAGATTAACGACCTGCAGCAGCTTATGGGTAAACGTGCTGAAGAGTACGAGACTGAGATTCGTAGCCTTAACGGTACGGCGGTTGCTAATAACCGTGCTTTCAGCGAAGAGCGTAAAGAGCTTATTGCCCAGCGTGACGCTGAAAAACGTAGTGCAGACGACCTGGCTAACCGTCTTAACATAATCCGTAAGCACATGGATGCTATGGAAGGGGTAATCTGATGGACCTGTTCGATATGGTCGAACATCCTGAAGTAAACGGCTTGGCGGAAGCTAAGCCTTTTAACTGGGATGAGTTCGTAGCAGGCAAACCTGCTGTAACCCACAATGGGCAGATTGCATATTACGGAGGCCATAGCGAACATCCGATGTGCACTCACCTGTACAACGCTATTACAACCATAGCCGATGAAAACGTTATTAAATACGGAAAAGGTGTAATGCCTTTTCTTGTAGATGAACGAGGTTACTTCGAAGGTAAATGGTTCCCGTTTCTGGTAGAAATGGCCTAAAAACCGGATAAATATAAAGGCGTCTAAGCTAGTTCTTCATCTATATAAGCTACTTATTCGCCTTCCTCCTGTAGACTTTCTTATCATCTCTCTAGACACTTCATTTTTATATTCTGTTTACTTACTCCGCGTAACTCGTTATAATCCCGACTATCCGGATTAACGAGGACGATACCCATGGCAAAACCGAAAAAAACCCGTGAGGCTACAGAAGAGCTGTTGGCCACGATGCGACGCATCCAGCTGGACCCGTTGGAAGTTATGCAACGAGCTATCACACTTGCCGAACGTGAAGACGACTACAAAGCAATGATGGATGGTGCACTGGGTGTTATGCCGTACATGTATCCTAAGCTGAAAGAATCCGTTGTTAAAGCTGACATTGACCAGAACCTGACTGGTAACGGTGTCAACCTGAACATTACAATCGGTGACCAGAAAGTGGTAGACGTTACTGAGGAAGAGTAATAAATGAATCTTGACTTTCACCTGCATGACAGACAAGGTGCCGCTCTGCAGTCTCAGGCAACTGAGATTCTGTATGGCGGTGCCGCTGGTGGTGGTAAGTCTCACCTTATGCGTGTAATGTCGATTATCATGTGCTGCATGATACCTGACTTGCAGATTTACCTTTTCCGCCGAAACTATAACGACCTTACGGCTAACCACATGGTTGGCCCCACAAGTTATCCTGCCTTGCTTGACGGTATGTGTAAAGCTGGCAAATGCAAGATTAACTATTCGAGTAACACGATTAAGTTCTGGAACGGCGCAAACATCAAGCTCTGTCACCTCCAGTATGAAAAAGATATTTATACTTATCAGGGTGCGGAGATTCACGTTCTGCTGATGGATGAGCTTACTCACTTCACAGAAACGATGTACCGCTTCTTACGTAACCGTGTCCGACTCGGTGCTCTCAAAGTACCCGAGAACTTTTTCCGGCCGCTGCCACTCATCTTTTGTGGGTCAAACCCCGGCGGTGTTGGTCACAACTGGGTTAAGCGTACTTTCGTAACTGCTGCTCCTCCGATGAAAATCGTTAAGCAGGACAAACGCGAAGGTGGTATGTCTCGTCAGTACATACCGGCTAAGATGACTGATAACCCTACGTTGATGGAAAACGACCCGGACTACGGCGACCGTCTTGAAGGTCTTGGTGACCCGGCTCTTGTCGCAGCGATGAAAGAAGGTGACTGGGATATTGTTGCAGGTGGTGCTCTTGACGACGTATGGTCAACCAAGTGTATTCTACCTCGTATGCGTATTCCGAAAGGCTGGACCATTGAACGTTCTCTTGACTGGGGTTCTACTCACCCGTTCTCTGTTGGTATCTGGGCTATTGCAAATGGCGCTTCGCTTACAGACGACGAAGGCAACGAGTACTTTATTCCACGCGGTTCCATTATACGTATAGCTGAATGGTATGGGTGTTCTGAAAAAGAAGCTAACAAAGGTATTAAGCTTTCTGCTGCCGAAGTTGCTCAAGGCGTTCTCCGCTTACAGGAAAATCTGCAAGCTGGTGGCTGGATACAAAGCAATGTTAATCCTGGTCCGGCGGATAGTCAAATTTACGCGTGCAAAGAAAAAGACGTTGAGACTATCGCGAAGAAAATGGAAGACGAAGGCATAACCTGGGTCAAGGCCGACAAGTCACAAGGTTCGAGAATAAATGGCTTAGAGCTATTCCGTCAGCTTCTGAAAAATGTTAAGATGGACGAAACGGAAAAGCCGGGCATTTATTTCATGGAAAACTGTCCAGCAGCCATAAACACGTTGCCGGTTCTGCCGCGTGACAAGAACAACACGGAAGATGTCGACACGAACTCTGAAGACCACGTATACGATGATTGTCGTTACATGGTGTTGCGTGGCATCAACCGTTATACTACCAAGCTCAAAATAAATATGGGACGGTAAAATGTCGATAACCCCAAGCAGCACGCCGAACGTCGGATACCAGCGTCCTGAGCTGACTAAGAACGCTGGCAAGTACCGAATGATTAAGGACTGCATCGAGGGCCAGGAAGCTGTTAAAGCACGCGGTGATTTTTATCTGCCTCGTCCTGACCCTACGAACTGCACAGAAGAAAACATGATGCGGTACAATTCGTACTTGCGTCGCGCTGTGTTCTATAACGTACTGCAGCGAACTCTTTCAGGTATGACTGGTCTGGTATTCCAGCAGCAGCCTGAGATGCTGATGCCTGATGATATGGAAGTGCTGAAAGTAAATATCGATGGTGCGGGCATTGGTGCTATTCAGCAAATGCGTAAGTGCTTCAAATCGGTGCTTGCATTTGGGCGGGCAGGTTTGCTGACTGACTTCCCCAAAGCACGTATTGGTGAGTTCGGTGAGTCCATTGGTTTTACCCGTAAAGAACTAATGGATGGAGATGTACAGCCGACAGTAACGCTGTACATGCCGTGGCAGATTATAAACTGGCGAGAAGAGTATCGCAACGGTAAAGTGATGCTCACTCAAGTTGTCATTTGCGAGCAAATACCGGGGGTTACTGATGGCTTTCAGCAAGACTACACACCCGTGTGGCGTCACCTTTACCTGGATGAAGAAGGCAATTGCAACCAGTCTTTGTGGGTCAACAAGGGTGACAAGAACGCACAGAACGTCTCCGGCGGTGCGTTGTATGTCACGCAAGAGAATGTTGTCTTACGCGACTCCAATGGCTTACCGCTGAAGTTTATTCCGTTCCAGTTTATTGGTTCTGAAACAAACAGTGCTGAGATTGACCCGCCACCGATGTACGACTTAGCTGTGCTTAATATTGCGCACTACCGTAACTCTGCTGACTACGAAGAATCATGCTTTGTAACAGGTCAACCCACAGTATGGGCGTCTGGGCTTACTGAAGCCTGGGTTGAAGATGTCCTGAAAGGTGAACTGCGACTCGGTTCGTTTGGAGGTATTCCACTGCCGGCTAACGCCGCTGTAGGTATTATCCAGACCAGCCCTAACACCCAGCCGTTTGAAGCGATGAAGCAAAAAGAAGCACAGATGATTGCAATCGGTGCTCGACTCATTCGTGAGAATGGTAAGGTAGAACGGCGCGAAGTTGAGATTAAGAACGAAGCTGCGTCTGAAGCATCGCTTATCGTAACTGTTGCGCAGAACGTTGAAGCTGCTTATCGTAAGGCAATTGAATGGTGTGGTCTGTTCTACGGACACCCTAAAGAAGAGATTACGATTAACCTCAGCTACAACTTCATCTATAGCCAGTTGACGTATCAAGAACGCCAACAGCTGGTTAACGAATGGATTGCCGGCGCTATCACGTTCAGTGAGATGCGTAGTAATCTCAAACAGGCTGGCATTGCTAAGCTCACTGACGAAGAAGCCAAGAAGCTCATTGATGAAGAGCTGGCTGAACGTGATGCACGTGAGGTAGCAAAAGAAGCAGAAAAGAACGCTCAAGCAGCTAAGAACAGCGATGGGCAGGAAAATAATCCAGAAAAAACTGAATAAAGCTATTTACTTTCGGTTTACCTGGCTATATAATCCTTCATGTCAACCGCGCAACAGCCGGCCACGAGAGTCTGCAGGGCTCAGTGGATTTCGGATGGCTGGCTGCGCGGTTTGACCCAAACCTGTTCAGAGCCCACTTGAGTGGATTGAGCCCCTCTCATATAGGATTGTAAAATTATGGCACTTAAAACAGTTGTAACTGACCTTAACGAAATTGATGAAGGCTTCCGTGGCCTGTATATCAAAGACGAAGCATCTGGCGCATTCCGTTTGGACGTTGAACCAGACGAAAAAACGCTGAAAGAATTAGAAGACCTGCGCAAAGAAAAACAGCGTATGGAACAGCACACCAAAAAGCTTCTCGAAGAAAAGAAAAAAGAAGCTGAACGTGCTCGCCTGGCTGAAGAAGAACGCGCACGTCGTGAGCGTGATGTTGAATCTCTTGAGCGCTCTATCAAAGAGAAACATCAGGCTGAACTGGAACAGTATACCAATCGTCAGGCACAGCTGCAAGCTCAGCTGGAAGCGCAAATGGTTGATAACCTGGCGCTGAACCTGGCTAACCAACTCTCTGACACCCCGGCACTCATTATGCCGCACATCAAGGCCCGACTGCGCGCTCAGGAAATTGATGGTAAGTGGCGTACTACTGTCGTGGATGTTATGGGTAACCCGACTGCTACAACGCCAGATGAGCTAGTGGAGCATATGCGCGCTGATAAGCAGTTTGCACCTCTTGTGCGTGGAACCAAGGCTGGCGGTGGCGGTGCCAACGGCGGCGGAGCTAATCCTGGTGGGAACGGCGGTGGCGAACAGCACACTTTCGGAGGCGGGGACGACCGCATAGCACGTGCTCGTGCTAAAATCCAAAACACACAATGGGGCAAATAATTTATGTCACTGTATATTTTTAACGAACAAGTACGTTCTACCGCCACCGAACTGGTCGACCAGGACGTACAGAAGTTTAACGAAGCTTCTGCAGGTACCCTTATCCTGGGTAACCAGTACGTAATCGGTGATTACGTTGAGCAGGCAATGTGGCAGCTGGTTGACGGCATCGCTACTCGCCGTAACGCTTACGCTGGCACCAACAAAGTTGATGCGCAGACTCTGGGCCAGATTCTGGACCGTTCTGTTAAAATCGACGGCCGCGTTGGTCCTCTGAACATTACCGGTACTATGATGCGTCGCATCGGTGCAGGTGATACTGAACCAGCAGCTGTTGTTGCTGCGCAGGCTTCTGCTGCAATGTTCCAGGATTACCTGAACACCACTGCTGCATGTCTGGTAGCCGCTATCGGCGCAAACGCTGATGTTGTTCTGGACGTAACTGCAGGTACTGGTGCTGCTGCAAACATCACCATGCAGAACCTGAACAAAGTCAACGCGAAGATGGGTGACCGTTCTCAGCAGATTCGTGCGTACATCATGCACTCTACTGCGTTCCACTCCCTCATCGACCAGGCTATCAATAACACGGAACATCTGTTCCAGATTGGTGACCTGAACGTGTACAAAGACTTCCTGGGTCGTCGCTATGTTGTTTCCGACATTCCGTCCCTGGTTGATGGCGCCGGTGCTTCCGCTAAGTACCGCACTCTGGGTCTGACCCCGTCTGCTGCAATCGTTCAGGTCGGCGGCCTGTACGATATGGTTACCTCCGAGCAAACCGGTGGTGAAAACATCCTGCGCCAGATGCAGGGTGAATACGACTTCAACGTGTCGCTGAAAGGCTACAGCTGGGTCGGTCACAAAGCTGGTCAGTCTCCGACTGATGAAGACCTGGCTGCTCAGGCGTCCTGGTCTAAAGTTGCGACTTCCAACAAAGACACCGCTGGTGTTATGTTGCTGGCTAAGTCTGCAATCTAACCCACAAACGGGACTAACAAAAGGCGAGCTGACGAGCTCGCCTTTTTTATTTACACGTATAAAGTTCTGGTATATAATCGGACTAAACTTGCTGGAGGCTTTCTATGGCATACACACTTGTTGTGGAAGACGGTTCAATTGTTCCGGGTGCTAACTCGTATGTTAGCGCTGCAGAAGTAGATGAGTTTATCACTAACGAAGGTCTTCTCATTCAACCAGGAACTGACCCGTACTACCAGGCTGCTAAAGCAGCTATTCGACTTGATAACCAATTTAACTGGTTAGGCCGTAAGGTCAGCAAAACACAGAACATGGCCTGGCCACGTACAGGTCTCGGTGCATGTAATGTTGACATAGCGGAGTCTGTAATTCCGCGTGAAGTTAAGCTGGCACAGCTTTACATGATGGCAAGCGTACTGAGCTATGACGGCGAAGAAGGTGTGCGTAGCGACCAGGCTTTGCGCCGTAAGAAAGTTGGTAACCTGGAGATTGAATACTTCGACTCTAAATCGGGTGTTACTGGTGCAACTGACTTATGGACGTCAGACGTCAAAGACATGCTCAAGCACCTTGTGGGTGCATCCCTGAGAACGCGGAGAGTATAATGATTCGCATACGCCTTGAACGTCGTGACAAACAAAAGTTCGAGTTCACCTACCGAGCCTTTAAGTCGTTTGAGGGTCAAGGCGTATCAGTAGGTGTTCATCCAGAACACAACAGACGTATAAACCCTAGAGACCGTATAACAAACGCCGAGCTTGCAATGGTGCATGAGTACGGTCTTAACGGTCTACCAGAACGAAGCTTTCTTCGTAGCGCTGTTGGCGGTAGAGGTAAAGGTCGACAGGCAATAAACAAAGCTTTCCGTGATAGCGTGCCTGCTGTTCTCAGGGGAAACATGACTGCACATGAGCTTAACGACAGAATAGGACGTATGCTTGTTGATGCTGTTCACGATAGAATGGACAGTGACGTGCCGCCTCCTAACACCGAGCTGACAGAAGAACGCAAACGCGGACCTGGTACGCTTAGAGAATCTATGCAGTTGTATGATTCAATAGGCTACAAGGTTGGTAGAAACTGGAGGCTATAATGCTCAAGATAACTTCGCTAATGAAGGATAAGACCTTTGTAGCATTAACGGATGTTCTTCTCCGAAACGATTCGCGCTTACCAAACGGCGACTTCGAAGACGAATATACAGCTACAAAGTATCTGTGTAACATTCAACCTGGTGCAGCTACTAACCAGCCTAACCTGTTGACTAAAGACGATGGCGAGCATGAGTTCCCACGTATTGCGATATACAGTGGACAAGAGCTGAAGCTCGGAGACTTCGTTATATACGAAGACCAGCCATACCGTGTATTCCGTATCGACCCATGGAGTCGTCATGGCCACTACTACGTTACAGCAATTCTCCATAAAGGACCTCAGGGAGCTCGTTCAGAAGCTTTTACCATTACCTGATGGTTCATGTATTATTGGTGAAGAGTCTGGTACAGTTGATGGTACTCCGTACGTTTACTTGCGCCCTGGCGACGCATATGACTTCGGACCTCCCCGAACCAGGCAAGGCGCTGACGGATTTGAGTACGTCAGTAAACCTATGATGACAGCTGTACGTATTACAGCTGTCGGTAAGAATGCTGCTGAGCTAATGCGTAAGCTACACATAGCGCTGGGTAGTTCGCCAGCTAAGCAGTTTAATCGTTTACGACATTATGCAATAACCAAAATATCGAAGATTGATAATGTCGGTGGTGCTATTGGTGCAGGCTATGCACAAAAGTCGATGATGACTGTTGACATTAGCTATGTACACAAAGTTAAAATTGAGCAACCGTACATCTATAAGGTTGACATTACCTGTATGGATGATAACGGCAATAAAGCGACTGGCACAGTAGAGGAACCGTAATGGCAACTGAAGTAGACCCGGAACTGCAAGCGCAGCTGGATAAGCTAACCATTGCTGTCCAGCTCATTCATGACTTCGGTATGTCAGACGACCCAAGCATTCCTAACCCGGAAGGCGGTGTCATACGCACACTCGAAGGCATTAACGCTGCAATCAATGAAGCTATACCTAACTTTGAAGATGCTAACGAAGCTGCTATCCAGGCGCGTGCCGCTCGTGATGCTGCTATCGAGGCCAAAGATGCAGCAGAAACTGCAGCTGAACAGGCTACAGCAGCTTCGACGTCGGCAATCTATGAGTACGGCAACGTTGCCAGCGCAGCTACCGTAACCATACCTGCCGCGTCAAAAACAGTAGTCAGTCTTACTCTGAACCAACCAAACACTGTAATTAATATCGGTGGTGTATCTGACCCGTCTACTGTTGCGCGTCAGATTACTATTGCCCTTAAGCAAGGCACTGGTTCTAACAAGGTGTCCTCCTGGGACTCCAGAATAAAATGGGCCAACAACAGGAAGCCTGTTCTGTCATACCTTGTGGGCTACACCGATGTTGTTACGTTGCTGACCTTTGATTCAGGCGCAACTTGGATGGGCTTCTTTAACGGTGGATGGATTAAATAATGCACACGATGCTGCTTAAAGACGGATTAGACCATCGCGCTAATGTCGAAGGCATTATCGAAGGTCACCACCATTTTCTTGAGCGCAATACTGGTAGAACAGACGATGCTACGCTTCAACACTATGTCTTCAACCCAGAAGGTATAGTGTCGAACAACCGCCACTTTATTGCGCACACTATGATGGAGTATCAGCCTAACGGTGATGCTCCGTCTGAAAGCCAGTCGCTGCTAATACTCGGCGAGATTCACGCATACCTTGCGACCAAGGAACAGCGGTACTTGGATAAAGCAATTGAGTACTTCAATGCTTACGTCCAGTACTATTACGAAGGTGACCCTATCCCGGATACTCCTCGTCGCTGGATTGCTAACTGGCTTTGTAACGGCAAAGAGCCTGTGCTCGCCAACTTCCCAATCAACCCTGACGCACCAACACAAGGTGGCTATAAAAATGTGCCAGTTAAATTTGTTAACGGCAAAGCACAGATTCCTCATGGTTCTCCTTTCTGGGGTGAGTACCTGGATGTTGCTACTTGGGCCCACAGGGGACATATGGCTTGGCCTGCTATTAATGGTGGGGTCCGTGCTATTCAAAATGAAGTTGACTGGGATGATATTTACAACAATTATCGCATCACTACCATGCCAGCTGACCCATGGAATCAGTTAGCCTGGATTGACTGGCCGAGGTATCTCGGTGAACCAAGCTACACTGTGGACTGGTCAGCCGCTGAGCCTCCGCTACAGCTCATCGAATATATTGTTGCGTGGACCAATGACAGGATTGGTGTACTGCCGGGCAATAATGATGAGTTATGGGGAGGTGAGATTCTTGAGTCTGGACTACCTGACTCCCGTAAAGGTGAGATTCAACTTCGCGACCATACTGTTAACGGTGTTTACCTGCTTAACTACGCTGTTAAGCTACCTGTTGAGCATGGTGGTTATTTGCTTAAGCGAAATGAAGTATGGCACAACAGACCTGTAAACGTTCCGCTGCACGGGGAGCTTCAGCGCGGTAATGCTGCGGATGCTGAGTTGTGGTTCTGCGACTGCTGCTATATGCTGTGGCGAATTACTAACGAGCAAAAGTATTACAATGCTTGGCAAGCTGTTCTGTTTACATTGGAGGAGTATCTTGATGTTGATAAACAAGACCAGTTCTTCCGACAAGACCCTCAAGCGTCGTCTCCGTTTACTGATGGCATCTCTTATGATTGGTCTTATCCTGAACTGGCACAAGCTATATATTCACGTGATGAAAATGGGTATATAGTCTTACGTCAGAATGAAGTAGCTCAATCATCTCTGGAGCAACAGGCTGTATGGTTTAAGTGTAAGCCAACAGCTAAAATACGTACAGAAGCTGGCGGCAAAGATGATGCTGGTAAAAACATCAGCGTCAAGGTAGAAATGTTCATGAACCGCGAGAAGGTTGACGTTGAACAAAACATCTATCGCTTTGTCGCACAGCTACCTGCACTCGGTGATTCGCCTGTTAACTACGATATTCCGTTAAGCGATTTTGTAGCAGGTACTAAGCCAGATGGTTCTGAGTATATCTTAGCTGATATTCGTTCCTCTGTTGATTATGGTAATGCCACTGTTGCAGTGTCTTATCGTACTGACATACTAGACAACAGGCGTGGCAACACTATTCGTATGACAATACCTGATAGTTCGTCAGGTGCTATTATAGGTTTTTGGTTGCTGGAATCTTCTCAGGCACCTTTAAACTCGCTGACGTATACTTCTACAGGTCCGTTGTATGTCAAGGTAACTGATGCACAAGGCTGGAACTGGGAACGTGATTTACCTGCTGCACCCGGCTGGGTAACTCAACAGATTCGCACCAGTGAGTTCAGACTGGCATCGTACCAGGAGAACACAGGTACTCCACCTACTAGCCCACAATTCGGCGAAATAGGTCAGTTCTCTTTTGTGTTACCTGACGGTGTTGATACGTCGACGAGCATTAGCTGGTACTGCGTGAATGACGTTCCGCCACGCTATGACTGGTCCATTGGTTATACGATTAAGTATCGTCTTACTTTCTCGGCTGATAACCCTTACACAGCTAAGCTTGGTGACTGTACTGTGTTGGACTATGAGAATGATAACCTTGCTTACACGCCAGGTGTTATTCCGTTCTCCAATATTTATAACACCGAGTCTCAGCAGTTTGACGGTTGGCACGGTATGCCTTACCCTGGCTATCAGTATCCGTTTATATTTACGCATGACGATACTGCTGCAGGTACAACCAGACTTAACAACATGATTAACTTCTTGTACGATTCTCAGCAATGGTACTTTAAGAAGTTTGGTCAGCTAGGTCCTGGTGCGTCTGCTTATATCTGGAACCGCTGGGATAACTTTAAATACGGCGTACCTGACACGTTTACTATGTATCACTGGGGTAATGGCGGTGCATGGTCAGGTTACCAGCCTCGTGCCTACTTCTCTGCAGCACGCGGTTGGTACGAGTTAGTAAACCGCGGTAAACCAGTTCCGAATAAGCTTATTGCTTACGTGGATAACTGGTCCAGATGGTTGCTTGACTTTATGGAAAGGTCGGGTGGTATATCACCTACTAACTTCCCGCAAGAAGGTGTTGCTCTGCCAGACCCGACAGACTTCACTGGTCACATGTGTGGCTTATGGCTGGCTGGCGCATCTATGGCCGCCCTTTGTGGGTCGACAGTTTCAGGTCTTGATAAGCTGATGGATATGCTTGTCAATGAGCTAGAGGACCATTACGACATAACAGGTATTCCTGGTCACATAATGGATGGTGGCTGGTCACCTGCTCTGCGCTTGAGTACTGGTAGCGGACCTGAAAGCAATGCTATGTACTTTGGCTTTTACTCTGGCGAAATATTACGAGGACTTGGCTTATACCTACTGTACAAAAACAAAGGGGCTAAAGCAGATATTTATGATTTAGGCCCGTAACCACTATTTACTTAATCGAGGCGCCAGCCTATAATAAGCTGGCGCATCCAATAAGAGGATTCCCCAGATGGCAAAACGTACTACAGCCAACCGTCCTATTGAAGACGCAGACCTGCGTCAAGAGTCGGTTACTCAGTTTCCGTTGTCCAAGCCGACTAAGCTTGACGAGAACGGAAAATTCATTCCAACACCAGTTACAGGTGTAACTGTTACCCCAGATACCAAGTCAATTGTTGTTGGTGACTTCACAACTCTGTCCGCAGCAGTAGACCCGGTAGATGCCGACGACGTTACTGTGTTATGGGAAAGCAGCGCGCCTGATACTGCCACTGTTGACGGTTCAGGACGTGTGCAGGGTATCAAAGCTGGTTCAGCAACTATCACTGCTAAATCCAAGCTTGACCCTACCAAAACTGATACTGCCGCTATTACGGTGACCAATCCGCCTGTAGCTGTTACCAGTGTTACGCTGGCGCCTAAAACGTCTGACGTAGCTGTTGACGCTACTGTTCAGCTGACTGCAACTGTGCTACCTGCCGGTGCAACTAACAAAGCTGTTACGTATGAGTCAAGCGACCCGACTAAAGCTACTGTTAGCACAACTGGTCTGGTAACCGGTAAAGCAGCTGGTGCAACCACCATCACTGTTAAAACAACTGACGGTAACTTTACCGACACTGCTTCTGTAACTGTTACTGCATAATAAGGGGCTGATTGATGTCGCTTCCACTTGATGAGGTTGTCGACGTCCAGTTCAGTAAGAGCAACGGGGGTAAAGGTTTTACCCCCAATGTTCCGCTGGAATGTATAATGCTTTCCAACTACGAGTACTCAATTGTTGCGGATGATGACCCTGTTCAGCTAGTTGTGCTTTACATTCCAAACAACGCCACTGAACGTGGTATGGTATGGGAATCTAGCGACCCGGACGTTATCACTGTTGATGAGCTCGGATTTGCAAAGCCGCTGGCGGAAGGTGTTGCATACGTGACTGGTACGTCTGTTGACGGCGGTTATACTGTACGAGCAAAGTTTAATGTTGCTCGGGCACCTATCCTTGTTGAGTCTGTTACTGTGTCACCCACAAGTGTGACGCTAGAAGAAGGTAAGACTCAGCAGCTGACATACACCTACTTACCTGCTAATGCGGACGAACCTGAATTCTACTGGATTTCAGACGACGAGTCTGTTGCCACTGTTAGCGATACAGGTCTTGTAACTGCTGTTGGTGACGGCGAAACAACTGTAAACGTGCAATACGGTGTTGACAGCACTATATTCGATACTTGTACTATAACTGTTATTCCGCCTGTTGTGCATGTTACTGGAGTTGAGTTTCTTACTCAATCACCACTTAACGTTAACATCGGAAACACAGCTGAGACGAGTATTCGTGTATCACCAGAAGACGCCACTGATAAAACAGTGACATACGAAAGCAGCGCTCCTGCTGTAGCCACCGTGGATAACGACGGAAAGGTTACTGGTGTTACAGCTGGCAATGCTATAGTAACTGTTAAGACAACTGACGGGGATAAGACGGACACTCTTGATATTATAGTCAATGTACCTGTTATAAATGTTACGGGTGTAAGCATTGACGAAGGCGCTACAGCTTCCATGGAGACTGGAGATACTCTTCAGCTGCATGCTACTGTGACTCCTCCAAATGCTACTGACCCGTCTGTTGTATGGAGTGCTCCTACATCAGCAGTTGCTACTGTGACTGAAGCCGGTTTAGTGACTGCTAATGCTGTAGGTTCAATTGATGTTACTGTTACCACTAATGACGGGGGTTTTTCGGATGTAATAACTATCAGCGTAGGTGCTGCTGTTGTTCATCCTACAGGAGTTACAATTGACCAAGGCGAAAGCATTAAAGTTGTTAAGGGCGAGACGTCGCAGCTTACAGCTACTGTCGCACCTGCCGAAGCAACAAACAAGAACGTCACCTGGGAGTCAGACACACCAGCAGTAGCAACAGTGTCTGCTGATGGTTTAGTAACAGGCGTAGAATATGGTACAGCCATAATAACAGTTTCCACTGTTGATGGTAATAAGACTGATACGATAAGTGTCGAAGTACCTACTCCGGCCAGTCTGGCTACTGACTCGTTTCCGAGTGACCTCCTTGTGGGTAACAAGGTACAGTTGACGTATACGACAGACCCGGCTAACTCACCATTAACCGATATAGAGTATTATACAACAGACGATACTATTGCCACCGTTGATGGTACTGGTCTTGTGTCGTTGATAAAAGAAGGTAGTGCTCGTATCGGAATGAGAGCGAAGTCATATGGTTCTCCTGTGTCGGACGACTCTGGTCTGTATGCTTCTGAATTGAGTGTGTATACCGATTCTCTGTCTGCTATGACAGTTGGCGGACCTACTCAAACGATTGGTATAGGTTCTACCACCCCAGCTTGGGTACTTACTGACCCGGCTACTGTTATAACGTTTACAACTACCGACCCAGGGGTCGCAACTGTAGACGAGCACACAGGTGTTATAACTGCTGTTGCCTCTGGTGGTTGTAGGATAGGCGCGACAGTTACTAACGGCGATGTTTCTGGCTCCGATAGCTCCTATCTGTCAGTTGACTAGCCAAAATAAAAAACCGTTCTGGCCATTTACATGGTAAAGTTTACTAGGTATAATGGCCGGAAAGTCCACCCGAGAGGTAAACAAAAATGCCGTTGAATGTAAACCAGATTGTAAACGTTCAACTGAACAACACTCCAACTGGTATCAGCAAAGGTGACTTCGGTAAGCTGGCTCTTTTAACTCAGGACCCTGGCACTGCCTTTCCTGACAGCGACAACGGACACTATGTTGAAATCGGCAGCTACTCTGATGCCGAGTCTTATTGGGGTACTGGTTCAGTTGTACTTGGCGCGCTGAAGATTTTCTTTGCACAGTCTCCGCGTCCTCGTTCAGTAGTTATCGCCTCATGGGACAGCACCTCTACTCTGGATGCGGCTATTAAAGCATTCAACGATGTGTATCCTGATTGGTATGTTCTGCGTCCGCTTCCGCCTACTGGCGAACTGTCTGATGCTGACATCGATTTGCTGGCGTCAACTGTTGCTGCTTACGACAAAAAGCGTTGCAGCTATACGACTACTAAAGCAACTCATATTGAAGACAGCGACACCAACCCGATTAAAACTCTGGCTGGTAAGGGCTACAACAATATGTGGCTTCAGTACGACAAAAACAACCAATACTATGCAGACATCTCTGCTATGGCGCGTGCTCTGTCCGTTAACTTCTCTGGTAACCGCACTACGATTACCATGAAGTTTAAACAAGAACCTGGCATTACACCGAACAACACTTTAACGCTTACTGAAGCTAACAAGTGTAAAGCGCTGGGTATTAACTGGTACACCTACTACAGCACCTTTGCTATGATTGCAGAAGGTACTGTTCTCGGTACATCCAAACCGCCTCGCTTCTGGGATGAAGTACATGGTCTCGACTGGTTCTGTAACGCAGTTCAGACTTACGTCTTCAACTCAATCGCTACGTCACCCACGAAGGTGCCGCAGACGAACAAAGGTCACGAGCGCCTTACCGGTGCTGCAGCTGTTGCTTGTCAGCAGGCTGTCGATAACGGCTTGGTTGCGCCTGGTATCTGGTACGGTGATGAGTTTGGTACGCTGTCCTACGGTGACCGACTCGAGACAGGTTTCTACATCTACATTCCTGACGTAGATGACCAGCCTCTGGATGAGCGTGAAGCTCGTCAGGCCGTTGTAATGCAAATCGCGATTAAGCTGGCGGGTGCAATCCACTCCAGCGACATCCTGATTAACTTCACTCGCTAAGGAGCAGATCAATGATCATCGATTCTTCTGAATGCGTGTTGAGCCTGAATGGTGTTCAGCTGTCCGACTGGGCAGACGGTGCCGATGTCATTGACGTGCAATGGGTGGACCCAGCTTCCACCTATCTTGCAGGTGCAGATGGCGGTGGTATTCAGATTATGAACCCGTCCAAAGCCATTAAGCTAACTATCAAAGTTAAGCAAAGTGGTCCGGACGCCAAATGGCTTAACGACCAGTACAACCTGCAGCGTAACAACATTCGTGGATTCGTCCCGTTTGTGCTGCAAGCCAAAGACCTGTTAAACCAGGATTTGGCATGGGGTAAAAAAGGTTACTTTACCGATGGTTCCCCGTGGACTCGCGGTAACGGCCATAACCCGACTACCTTCGCTATTGTGTTCCACCAAGGTGGTATGCAGTTGACTGAAGGCTTTGACCAGTAACAATAAAGGAAAGCACAAATGACTGAGTCCAAATCATTTGACATCGACGACGTAACGTACAACATGACACTCGCAAACGCGCTGCAAGCCTGGTCAGTCCTGAAAAAAGCAGGTAAGCTGTTCAAAGGCATCGGCAACGCTGACATTGTGGGTAAAGACGGCAAAGTGGACGGTAAGAAAGCAATGCTAGTCCTGTTGGACGCTGTTCTGGAGAACGCAGGTTCTGACGAGATGACAGCTATTGAGGAATTAATCTTCCGCAATACTGTTGTTGTAGTTGATGGCAAACCGCGTAAGCTGTCTGACTGTAAAGACCAACACTTCAACGCATATCGTAGCCACATCTTCGGTGTGCTCAAGGAGGGATTGGTATATCAGTTCGCGGATTTTTTCAAAGGGAATGGCCTGTCAGGTCTAGCGGGTCTAGCCACGCCCTTGACGAAATAAAACGCAAGCAACAGTCAGGGACGCAAGAAACTGACTGGTTCATTTGGCTTCCTATTCTCAAGGGTCATGTGACCCTTGCAGAATTAAAGTCGTCTTACAGCTTGTGTGATTTGTGCGACCTGCATATTGCTATTCTGGACTATGCCGAGTTAGAGGAAATCCATGGCGACCATAATCGATAGCTTTCTGGTAACGCTTGAGAGTAAAGCTGATAGTGCAGGCTTTGACCTCTTCGACCAGCTGTCCCGCCGTTTTGTGATTACCCTCGGCGATGTAATCAATCTTGCTGAGCGTGCCGCTGGTGCGCTCGGTAGGATGTTTGCGCCTGCGTTAGAGGCTGACGTACTCGCCGCCAAGATTAAAGGCTTCGGCTACGACGTCGAATCGACGTGGAAAACGCTGATGGATATGTCTCTGCAAATGGGTACACCATTCCAGGAGGCACTCGACGGCTTTACTAAACTTAAAGCGTATGGCGTTGACCCGTTAAACGGTTCGCTACAAATGCTCAAAACAATCACTGCTGCAACAGGCGGTGATTTGGCACGTACCATTATTGCGTATGGCCAGGCGTCTGCGATGGGTTCATTGCAGGGCCAGGAAAAGAACCAGTTCATTAACGCCGGTGTTGACATCTGGGGCGCATTGTCCCGTTACACTGGTAAGAAGCTTGGCGAGCTTCAGGATATGATGCGGCAGAAGAAAATCACTGCCGACATACTGACTAGCGCGCTAAAACAAGAAGCCGAACGTTTAAAACCAATTGCCCACGAAGTGTCTCAGACACTCAAGGCGCAGCTAACTAACCTGAGCACAATTTGGTATGCTGCTCGTGCTAAGATTACACAGACCCGAGTATGGGATGAGGTAACTAAAGGCGCGATAAGTATGGTCAAGTCACTTACAGCAGTGCTTAACGATACCACACTTACTGCAGCGTTTAAAAAGTTTGACGAAGTTGTATTCAATACAATTGAAAACGTAAAACGACTTATCTACGTTATCGGGGATAACTTCCCGTTAATGGTTGCAATAACCTCGTACGCACTATTGGCGCTTATTCCCGTACTGACTAAGGTCGGTAATGCCTTTGTGGGCTTAGCTGCCAAAGTACTTATGAATCCGCTCACGTGGATTGTACTTGCTATCGGCGCAGTTATTGCTGTACTCGCTGACCTGGACGATGCTCTGGCTGGACGTGAGACAGTTGTTAAGTGGTCAAAAGACGTTGTAGCTGCATGGGGAATTGTCAAGCAGTATATCGTAGTTATTGCAGACTTTATTCTGTCAATATTCGACGGTCGCTTATGGGACCAACTCGGTAACTGGTGGCAAGGTTTCCTTGGCGAAGTTAAGCAAGGCATAGAGCAAATAAAGCTGTGGTTGTCTGAAGCGCTTTACCAGCTACCTGGCGGCAAGTTCCTGATGGCGTTGTTTGGTAAGCTCGATTCTACGCTGGGCTTTGCTGGCAACAAACTTATGTCAGGTGCTGAAGCTACTGCTAATGCTGTGTCGCCTACCACTGACCAGGGCGGAAGCTTCTGGAGTAAGGCACTCAACTGGTCTATGCGTAACTTCAATCCTATTACAGGGGAGATGACAGCTGGAGGTCAGGCTATGCAGTCAGCCATAAATACTGCCAAGCAAAACCAACAGCAGAACGCAACTGTTATTCACCAGGATAATAGTGTTAAAGTTGATGCTACTATTAACGGTGTACAGAACCCACAAGAAGTAGGTCGTGAGGTCAATGACCAGGTCAAACAGGCGCAGAAAGAGAATGCTACTGTAAGGGCTAACAACAAAACGGCGGTAACACAATGAGTGACATCTTTGCTGGAATTACTGATGCTGCCAACGACCTGTACCAAGACGCCCGTGACAGACTCATGGGCGACGGTACAACCACCTTACGCTTCCGCAACTGCGGAGGCATTAAGATGGATGCTGTCACTAACGAAGAACATCAGTCTGACCTTGACATTGCTGACAACGAACTTGAATCCGGGGCCAAGGCTTCGGACCATGCTGCTGTACAGCCAAAAGTTATTACGGTCACTGGTGTAGTTGTTGGGTACATCGACGAGTCAATTCAAGAGTCAACGATTAATGACGTAACCGGTTTACGGACTATGGATTTCTTGGATGATATTCAGCTTCCACAGGTAGTGTCTACTGTCCTCGAAGGAACAAGGGACTTTGCTGTAAACAAGCTAGCCTCATTCATAGACTGGGGCGGTTTAGACGCTACCATTTCACGCTCTTTAGTTCCATGGCTTCCTGACTTTAGTATAGCTGAACAGCTTAAGTCTTCGGACAACATGAGGATTGAACAGGTATACCGTACACTGCTGGATTTACAGAAAAACGTTACTTATTGCGACGTTGACACTGGTATATTCAAGTATACTAATATGCTTTTGAAGTCTGTTCGTGTTGTACAGGCGAAAGATGGTTCAGCTACGTTTACCCTTACGTTCCGTGAAGTAATCGAAGTACCGATTGTAGTTACAAACGCTGTAGCCGCTAAGTCGACAGGTCGCCCTGCTAACAACGGTACTAAGAAGAGTGGACGGGCACAAGGTCAGGGTGATGCCACCAGTAAGAAGGACATCAACACAACTACATCGATTAACGAGAAGCGTGTAAACGATAACCGTGGCTTCGGTGTAACGCTTGGCGATATGTTCGGCTTTAACCTACGAGGTATTTTCTAATGATATTTACCACAACTGCTTTCCTTGACATTATAGGTAATGATGGTTCTGGTATTTACGACTTGGAACCTACCTCCGAAGGTAAGCAATCAATATCAATTTCTATCGCTGGATATACGTATAACATTGAGTTGTACTATAACACGGTAGGTCAGCTCTGGCAGGCTACAGTGACTGACGTATCAAGTAATGCTGTACTTTGTTCCAGTTATGCTTTACAATATGGGCGTATTGCTTTTGGTAACTGGGACACGCGTATAGCGTTGCTGGTAAGTGACAAATCCTCCAGCCGCATCGGTCCTATGACTACAGATGACATGGGAGGACGTTGCAGTGTCTACATCGTCGACAAAACAGCCTACCCGTCAGTTTGGCCGCGCGTTAAAGCTTGAGGTCAGCAACGGTAAAGATGAAGGCATAATCATCTCAAATCTTCGTGTTACCTTTGACATTCAAAAGGGTAACACGAAGCATCCAAATAAAGCGACAATCACAGTGTTCAACTTGACTGAATCCAACCGCTATAAGTTGGCGTCAGGTACCTGGGATTACGTCCGTCTCTCTGTGGGTTACGGTCTTGACAATATAGTTTATCGCTTGATATTTGAAGGCGATATTACTCGTGCTAATGACCAACGAAACGGTCTTGATATTCAGACTGTTCTCGAATGTGGTGATGCCCGTAAATCTTATAACGATGGCTTTGTCAATACAACGCTAGCAGCTGGTTCTACATACGACAGTGTTGTCGATGTTTGCTTGGCTAGCATGCCAAACGTTGAAGAAGGGTATGTTTGCCTTGATAACAATAAACCAGCTTTCCTGAGAGCACGTACCCTGTTCGGACAAACGCACGGTGTACTAGACCAGGTTGCTGCTGCCAACAAGGCTACCTGGTCTATACAAGACAATAAACTCAATATCATTCCTAACGACTCTGTTACTGACTATGACGTTGTTGTGCTGTCAGAATCGTCTGGTATGATTGGTGCTCCTCGCGGCACAGACAAAGGTCTTGAAGTTACTTGCAACCTAAATCCTACTCTGGCCATCGGTGGTCTCGTACAAGTAAATTCTATGTTTACACAGTACAACGGACAGTATAAAATCGACACTATAAGATTCCGGGGTGACAATAAACCGAAAGGACCATGGCGTGCTGACTTGACGGTTCTTGGCGGACAGTTCGCGAAAAAAGTTCGTCGACTCAAGAAGCCACGCAAACTGTCTAAGATTGAGTACGACTATGTTACTGAACCGGGTATTGACAATACAGTAGGCGGAGGTAGTTGATGTCAGCTATTGACTATAACACAGCAACACTCGACGAGGCCATTGAGGCTGCGCTGTTTGCTGCAATGATTGGTAAGCGCCACTGTTTACCTGGCCGTATAGTATCGTTTAACAGCGACCTACAAACTGTTGTTGTTGAACCTATGGTTAGTGCCGAAAACGAAGATGGTTCAATGCGTCAATTACCACCAGCGGCTGATGTTCCTTTATTCCAGCTCGGTGGTGGTGACTTTGTTATAACGCTTGAACCAAAGAAAGGCGACCCGTGCTTACTTCTTGTTGCTGACAGATGTATTGATGTATGGTATGAGCTGGCTGAAAACGCTATACCAGGTGACTTCCGACAGAATGACCTGTCAGACTGTTTCTGTCTTGTGGGCTTCAGACCTAAACCTCTGAAAATAACAAACTGGATGGAAGGTGTAACTATCCGTAAGGTTGACGGCAGCCACTTCATCAACATTAACAACGCTGGCAAAGTATCGATAAAGGCTACCGCAGTAGACTTGCTAGATACACCAACACTTAATGCACCAAACACAGAAGCCAAGTTTAAAGAAGTTGATATTGGCGGCGTTAAGATGTCCAAACACAGACACCAAGAAAACGGTGACGGTGGCGGTATTACTAATGGCCCGCAAAACTAGGTAACCCACAATGCGAACTAGACGACTTGATTCAAACTGGGACTGGAATTTTGGGCGTGGACGACTTGACTACGCCGAGACATCTGAGTCCATTGAACAACGCATCGTGCAGATACTCCGCTGCTATACCATGGACTGGGTACATGACCTGGACTATGGCATTGACTGGTTCGGACTAATGGAGAAGCCTGTTCAATGGGCTGACCTGGAGTCTGCAATCAAGACAGCAATACTTGCGGAGTATGGAGTTAGTTCTATCGAGAGCTTTACGCTAAGCTTCGACCCTGACTCTCGTCACGCTGTTTATTCGGTTGAGGTTAATGATATTTACCATAACACAACCTCGATTAACAGAAGTATTAATTTAACCGGAGAAAACTGATGGGCTCTGTAACTAGCACAGGCTATGTTCCCGTCAAGCTCGACGACTGGATTAGCAGATTCGAAACGCTCTTCCGTCGTGTGTATGGCGCGGATATTGATTTGTCAGCTAAGTCTGCTGACGGACAAATGGTTGGTATTCTGGCGCAGATGTTTGCAGACCAGGACGAGCAAGTTGCAATTCTGTTTTCTATGCTTGACCCTAACCAGGCTTCTGGCGTATACGTTGACCAGTTTCTTGCCTATGTAGCCCTTCAACGTAAAGGTGAGATGTCAACGCTGTTGACTAAGGTTAAGATTGAAGGTGACCGTAACACTATTATACGTACACCTTACTATGTCACTGACAGCTCTAATAACGTGTACCAGCTTAACTCCACTGTTGCGCTGGATGATAACGGTGTAGTCGAAACAAGCTTCAGCTCTGTTAAGACTGGCCGCTTTGTTGTACTTGCAAACGATGAGCTTAAACCACAGACCATCGTTTCTGGTGTACGTAAAGTTACCAACATGCAAGTGTCGTCTGGTGGTGCGTCCACTGAGCTCGACTCTGAAGCAATCGACCGCGCGTATGATTCTTACGGTAAGCCTGGTACGAATAGCATCGACGGTATTGTTGCTGAGATTCGTCAGATGACTGACGTTATCGCATGTAACGGTTATGAGAACGAAGAAGACACGCAAGACCCGTTAACTGGTTTACCTCCTCACAGTATGCAAATTGTTGTGGATGGCGGTTCGCCTGCGGCTATTGCTGACTGTATCTTCCGTCGTAAGACTAACGGCTGTAAGCAGATTGGTACTGAGTCTTATCAGATTACGGATAAGTCAGGTACACAGCGTACAATGAAATGGAGTCAACCTACTTATGTTGAGGCGTATGCGTCCATCGTTGTAGCTCGTAAAGAACTGTTTACCGACGTTTCCGAGGACCTTATCAAGAACGCTATTCTGTCCAAGGTATACAATATCGGTGAAGAGGTATCGACCTACGAACTGGGCCAGCTGATTCAGGAAGCCAATGGTGTAAGCCCGAACTTCTACATCAAAACGTTCTTTGTGGGTAAAACATCTAATCCGTCAACAGATACGATTCTGCGTATCACTGCGCTTGAGCGTGCAATATTCACTGCAGACCGTATCACTATTGCAGTGGTGAATGCTGATGGCTGAATATCATAAACTGCTTATTCAACAGTACGCTGATAAACCAAAAGCTGTTGCAACTATTCAGGGCTTCGATGATGCGATTCAAGGTATCTGGGATGGCGCCCAACAAGTTATTGACAGCCTTAATATTGATAAAGCTTTCGGTAAAGGTCTTGATAATGTTGCAGCCCGAGTTGGTGCCTCTCGTGTTCTTAAAAAAGGTGTAGACCGTAAGTTCTTCGGCTTTACCAACAAAGTACCAGATGTACTTGGCTTCGGTGGTTCGTCTGGTAATAAAGGCGGTCCGTTCTACCGTTACGGTGCATCACTATGGGACCCAGTTGTACTGGATGACATTGACCTTCGTACTTACATCAAGATGAAAATCTGGAAGAACATGCAAGACGGTACTATGCCGTATTTAATCGACTTCCTGATTGAATTCTTCGGAATGAATAACTTCGTTATAACTGACAACGAAGATATGACAATGACTCTGGAGATATACAGTACTCTGACTCCGCTTAAGCAAGTGCTGATTCAGAACTACGATATACTTCCGCGCCCCACAGGGGTGAAGATTGAACTTAACACGAGCGTTGACGTTACAGATAGCCTGTACCGTTATGCTACTGTAAACTTACCAGCACAGGTGAATGTATATGGCTGATGTACAAACAAGACCCGATAACGACATCTTCGCCAGCTCCGCGGGTACTGGTGAACTGCTGCCGTTCGGTGACCTAGCTCGAGGCTGGGGTGCTACCCTTGGCTACTCGGAAGGTATTCCTCCGATGGAGTGGTTCAACTTTATTGGTAACCGTACTGACAAAGGTATCCACTACATCCTACAGCAGGGTGTTGACGTATGGGTAGCAACTGAGACTTACCCGGTTGGGGCACTGGTTAAAGTTAACGCAGACAATATGCTGTACCGTTGTCTGGTGCAAAACATTAACATGGCACCATCTGCTAACCCTACGCAGTGGCGTCCTGTGCTTGACCTGACAGCTGCAACTGCTGCAGCACGTCAGGTTGGTAAAGCTTCAGGTAACATAATCCAGGTCGGTGCATTTGGTTTAGGTGGTAATGCTGAAGTTGTTACTAATGCTAACAGCATTACAAACGACGGTATTTATCAGCTTCCTGCGTCAGGTACCGGCGGACCTACTAACGGCGTTGATACTGAGATTCTGCACATCAACTGGGATACGCAGAATGCTTCGCAGTGGGCACGAACCAAAGGCAAGCGTGTAATTGCTATGCGCGAAAAGGTTAACAATACCTGGGGTGGCTGGTCATACTCTTACGGGCCTGACAATAAACCTACGGCCTCTGAGCTGGGTATTAATCAGGACTTCATCCCTATGGATGGTTCTGACTCAATCCGCGGCAACTTAGGTACTATCGGCTGGTTGCATATTGCACGTACTACTTCCGACTTGCTACGTGCTGCTAACTCAGCCGGTGTAGGTACTGTTGAGTATTCTGGTAACATTGCAGGCGGTACTGCTGTTCAGGAGTTACTGACTTCGGTTTCTGTTGCGGCTAACAGTAATGTTATCACTGCTGCACGCTGGGGTTCTGTACCTATGACTCATATCCAGCACATTCTTGTGTCTGGTGGTGCTACCCAGATTAACATGGCAGTATGTCGCCCTGGTGGTATTGCTGATCGTCGTACAGTAGCTTTGCAGGTAGATGGTCTTAACAGCCGAGTAACTACCACAAACAGCTTTATTTTATGCGAGAATGGTGTTAGAGTATATTCACCTAACAACCCGCAGCCTATCGATACTTCAGCCGGTAACGTTCGGGGTATTCGACTTGGTGCTCGTATTGCTGCTGGCGTATCCGAGTCAACGTTCTACCCTGGCCACGTAATGACAGGCTGGCGCTTCGGTGATAAGAAAGAGCTGCGTGGTGGCACATACTGGTCAGCGCCGTTACAGTACTATATCGACGGCACTTGGATTAATGTAAGCAACGTATCATAAAGGTTTACTATGACTAAGCATAAGGTGTTCCGTAATTTTACCATGTACCATCCTGAGGTAACAGAAGAGAACGAGAACATTGTAAATGCTGGTGCAATCTTCCTCAAGGATGAGGGAGGTCGCGACTGGTACAATCTCGCAAAAGAGTTTGTTAGCAAATATAAAGGTGCAACGTTCTTGCAAGTAGATAAGAACGGAGTAGTTGTTGCTGCACATACCGACCCAACTATGTTCCATCCTGTGGGCTGCGATATGGTGGTAACATACGACCCGCCTTTCAACATCTTTGAAACTGTTGGTGAATGGCTGTTCGACGGTAAAGAGTTTACGCTTAATGCACCAATGATGAAGGAGATTGCTCGTGAGCGTAAAGAACAAGCTCTGTCCATCGCTTCGGCCAAGGTCAGTGTTTTACGTGACACAGTTGATAGTGGCGATGCTACCGATGAAGAAAAAGAGCTATTTGCTAAATGGCGTGATTACAGGATTGCTGTCAATCGTCTTGACGTTAATCTTGGTTCCGCTATGGTTGTTCCACCTATGCCGGAGTAAACCATGCAACTGTCATTTTTCAACTTTACAGAATACAGCCCACAAAGGACGGCGGAGACACTTCCGCTAATTAAGCAAGGTGTTGTATTCATCAAGGATAACAACGGTAATGACTGGCGCAAGCTGGCTAAAGAGCTGGCTAAGAATAAAGAGCTGGCACATTATATTGTTGTGGATAAGTACAATGCTGTTGCCGCGTATGCTAACAATCCTACGCTACTGTTTCCTGTTAATTGTGATTTGCATATTGTTGAGTCTGTTCCTGTTGCTAAGTTTGCGGATTGCTATTACGAGTGGTCGTACGTTAATGGCAAGTTTGTTAAGCATTCGGAACTACAGAAGGTGATTGCAGAAGAACGTCTGCAGGAAGAACAGGCTTGGGTTGAGGACCAACTTGACTCTGAAGAGGATGAAGAACGTCTCATCGCTCTGCATAAATTCCGTGCTGATTTGATGTTGCTTGTAATGTCAGATGCGCCGCATATTGACTGGCCTGTACGACCATAACTAATTGCTACCAGCAAGCTTGTGCAGTTGCTGGTAGCGTTTCTTTTACGTTTGAGTCGTGTTATAATCCACTCTGGGTATACAATAAACCGGAGATATGGGATGTTTGACTACAACGACAAGTCTTCCCTTATTGGCCAGTTTGTGGCTTGGGTAACAATAACAGTAAGTACTTTATCACTAAGTGATTGGGGTACTCTTATCGGTATACTCAGTTCCTTAGTGATGCTTATTGTTGTTACGTATAACCAAACACGGCGAACCAAAATTATGTCGGATTATTACAATCGTAAGAAGCCGATAGAGGATGAAGTCGCATCGAAAGAAGAGGTGTTACGTGAGTCTGAAATCAACAGCGACTAAAGGAGGTTGTAGCGTGCTCGCTATCATCGGGCTTGTTCTGTCGATGACAAGTACGCATGTCCGTACTAATAAAGAAGGTCTTGAGATAATCGGTAATGCAGAAGGCTGTATGCGCAACCCGTATGTATGTCCTACCGGTTATTTAACAGTTGGCATTGGTAGTCGCATCTACAGCGATGAGCCCGCTGTACGCCGCGAAGGCTTGACAGACCAGGAGATTGCTGACCGCTGGGTCAAGAATATTCAAGAGGCCGAAAAGTGTGTCAATGACTGGTTCCATGGTAAAGACATGAATACGAACCAGTTCAGCGCCATGACCTCTATGGTATTCAACCATGGCTGCACTAAACTCCGCAAGAACAAGGATGGTTCACCTACCAAAATATATACTGCTGCTCGTAAGCAAAACTGGACTGAAATGTGTAACCGCATAACTGACTGGGATATGGGTGGTAAGTACAGGGGCTTGACAATACGTAAGCAAAAGGAAAAAGCGTTATGTCTAAAACCGGTGCAATAATTGCAGTTATTCTCGGCATCGCCATTGTGTTCCTGTCTTTGTGGGTACGTGAGCTGAAAGGTGATATTACCGACCGCGACGGTACAATAAAACAGCTTAACAAAACCAATGGCGAATTGTCTGCTGCGAATCAAACGCTGATTAATTCCGTAAAGGATGAACGTGAGGCTTCAGCCAAACGCGCCAGTAAGATAGCTGAACTTGAACAACAATTGCGTGATAAGAAGGGTAAATATGACGAAGCGACAAAAGATGATTCGTGCGCTAATACCGTTGCTCCTTCTGCCGTTCTTGACCTCATGCGCTGATAAACCTGAAGTTGTTTATGTTGACAGGGTAGTCAAGGTTTATCCGCCTGGTGCTTACCTGGTTAAATGCCATAAGCCTGAATTAACAGGTAATACCTGGAAAGCAATAGGTCAGTTAGCTATTGAACGCGGAACAGCTCTTGATGATTGTGCAGACAAGATGGATAGCATAATTGACTGGAGTAACAAAGGGGCCGAGTGATGGCCCCTTTATTTATTAAGCCTGTAGGAAGCCAGGGAACAGGTCAGCGCGCAGAGCAGCGCCTTTCAGCAACCAGATTTGGTCTTTAGCCTGAGCAAGTGCATTCTCTTGTGCAACTTGTTTGCCAATGTCTGCATTGAACTCCGCAGGGTCAACACAACCAGAAGTGCCAACACCCATCTGGAAGCCATCCAGTGTTGCCACGCATACAGTTACAGTCGTGTTCGGCACCTGCCAGAAATGGTATTCCAGTTTGTCGACCAGTGCATTCACTTCTTTAAAATCAACTTTCATTATCGCTTTCCTTTCTTCTCGTTATACTGCGCGCAGGATGCACACAATACTGTACCAGGTAAAAGCTGACGGCGCTTTTCTTCAATATCATCCCCACACTGGTAGCACGTCAGCGGGCTTACGCCTGTGTATCTGACACGGTTTGACAGTGCTGCATCACGGGCTACTTGTTCAGCTTCTGACGCCATGTCATTAACGTCTGATGTGCGTGTAGTCTCAATCATTATTTTCCCTCTTCTTCACAATACAGGGTTTCTAATTCATCGCATAGCTGTTGCGTCCAGTAATCATCCTCGCCACGTATCTGGAAGCACAGCACAGGAATATCCTGTCGTAAAATATCGCTTTTGTAAATCTTTTTGGCAACAGCTTCTGGTTCTTCCTGGAATATCTTCATAAACCAGTCCAGACCTGACGTGCAACCTGAGGCGTCTAGTATCTCCTTCGCCCTTAACTTAAGCGTTTCATCTACCTTATATTCTAAACCTATATTAGACATATCCTAGACCTTTAATTAGTGTGCCTCTGCCCAGTTACTTTCTATCTTAGCATCAGTAAGAACAGGTACACGAAGCGGTAACACAGTTTCCATGACCCGTACGAAGTCATAGAATCCATCTTCTGCTTGCTTACCAGCTGGTAGAGAGAAGTTAAGCTCATCGTGTACTGTCAGGCGAGGTACGCCAATCACGTCGAAATAACCGTCTTCATACCCTTTCAGCATTGCAGACTTCATCTGGTCTGCTGACGACCCTTGCAGCACTCGGTTGATTGCTTTGTGGGTGTCTGCCAGTTTAATGTTCGGGCCGTACTCCTGACGTGCTTCTTCAAACGGCAAAGGCATCTTCCCGAATCCACCACGCTTTGGAACCCATTTGTTGAACCACGTCTTCCGGCCCATAAAGGTTTCTACATAACCCTGGCTATAACATAAATCTTCGTAGTGCTTCATGGTAGCGCCGATAAATGGTGCACCCTGATGATACGCCTTCAGAACAGGTTCCGCTTCTTCAGGCGTCATTGCTAACTTACGGGCAAGAGCATTAAGCATCATGCCATACAACAAACCAAAGTTGATGGTCTTAGCCGGTTTACGCTCTATAACGTGACCTGAGGCTTCCTTAATAATATCGACCATAACATTGTGGTAATCTGCTTCCGGGTTAGCCGCGAAAATTGCTCGTAACTCATCAGCGCCCGGGCCGACTGCAAAATGCGCCATGAATCGATACTCAATTTGGGCGTAGTCTGCTGAGCCCCATCGGTGTCCGATATCCGGTACGAAACAAGCACGAAGGAGTGGTCCCAGTATTTTGTGTCGAGACGGTATATTCTGCAGATTAGGGTCAGATGAGCTAAACCGACCACTAACGGTTCCACCGTCATCACCGCGCATTTGATGGAATTGACCGTGAAGGAAGCCATTTGTATTCATCCCCAATATATAGCCACGAATAAACGTGGACTGGATTTTTTCATAAGACTTAATCTCAGACACCAGTTCCGCAAATGGATGGTGTAAGCCTGCTAAGAAGTCTGCCGTAAACGACGGATTGCCCGCCGCTGTTTTGAAGTACTCCAGACCTAGATGGTCAAATGCAAGAGCTAAGTCTGGACCGGAGTTAACGTTAATGTTAAAGCCAATCTGGTCTTTAATCTGCTGGTGCATTTTCCTTATTTCAGCACTAAGCGTATCATCCGCCTCTTTGGCTTTGTCAAGGTCAACACGCACACCTGCAAAACGCATCTTAAGCATTAATGGAATGAGCTTGCACTCCATATAGAATACGTCTGTTAAACACCAGCGACTTAACAATGGCCACTGGGCTTTGATAATGTGTATTGGTAAGTCGGCGTCAGATTCAGCGTAGTAACCCACAAGACGAGGAGGTGTTTTGTAGATGTACTTCCTGGCTTCACCTGTTGGTTTACAACCATAAGCATCTGAAATCCATTGGTACATCTCGGCTGAGTCTTTACCTTCGCCTACATATTTTCGTCCAAGTCCTTCAAGTGCAACACGCGCGCCTGGGTCAAGTAGTGCTTCCGCGAATTGCACATCCATGCACAATCCTTTGACTTCCACGCCTTCTGCTGCGAGCCAGCCCAGGTCATATGTGATGTTAGCACCGACTTTAACTTGGTTAGGTCGCGAGAGCTCGAGCCGAAGCCAACCAAGTACTTCCTCAGCTGGAAGGTTATCCTCTTCGCCGAGCTCGTGTCTGATTGGGTAGTAAGCCTTGAAGCCGTTGTCCGTAGCGAGACTAACTCCAACGATATGACCTTCCCGCCTGGCCCAACCACTACCATTTGCATCCATCCCTGGGTCGTATGTTTCACAGTCAAGACCGATAATCTTCGCAGAAGACAAATCCGGGTAATGTGCGCGCGGCCGCCATCCAGTATCCCTGACGTATGGGATAGGACGGTTGATAGGTTTAACATTCTTTGCACCTTCAAAGCTGTCAAATAAAAAGCTCATCAGTCCCCTCTCACATACGCAATTACAACTGTACGAGTTGAGTTTTCCATTTTGAGCGCCTGACTACCAAGTCCTATTCTTTCCATGCCTTTAGCCAGTTTACTCATCTGACTAATAACACAGTTGAACGGTTTACTAAACTTAGTCGACTGGAACTTAATGTCGACGGACATCTTTGGAATAACTTTGTCTGGTAAATCTGCTTTTGCAGTTGACTCGCCTGTTATCTCCAGAATGGCTTGACCTTCGTCATATCCTGTAAGCTGGTCCATAACTTCCAGGAATTCAGGAGTGATGGCTTGCATATCCATTTCCATATTGAAAAACTTTGATACATATGGCCACTTAGCCGCTAACACTGGAGCATCCATCTGTACGCCGTCTGCAAAGCCGAAGAACATCTGTCCGCGAGCGTATCCTACACTTGTGGGTTCCATCTTCAACTTAACCAAAGCCTCAAGCATTGGTTTGGCTATGGCGCATTCAAATTCAAAATCTACGTTCAGCTTCTCGCGTATCATATACTTGCCGTTAGTAGCATAAGCATAACCATCGCGCAGAAGTAAAGATGTTGCCCATACCTGCGGTGCTTCGTTAGGTACCCATTTGGCCAGGGCAGTTAATACTGGGAGTAATTCGCCATGTGCTGAATACCAGTTGTTAACTGTAGCAAGCGGCGGTATTGGTTCATTAAGCGCTTGCATTCTTGTTTTAAGTACGCCTGCTGTGACGGTGAGGTTTCCAGCGGCTGTAATGTTAAAAGTAATCTCTTCAGTTCTTGCCGCATTAACGGCCTTACGAAATGATTCAGCATCCACTTGTAGGTCGGGGAATCCTTTACATGGTGCTCGTAGTAATACGTTCTTGTAGTATGAATGGATTGTTCCGTCTGCAATCCATATTTTGCCCATAAGACCGCTATCAGTATACTTGATGGGACGAGCTTGTTGAACGGCAGTCTGTATTTGTTTGGTGTCATAGTTAAACTTGCTCATAGTATAACGGGGCCGAAGCCCCGCTCCATCTTATACGGCCATTTGGAGTTTGATGTTTGGCATTGGTTTGTACTTCTCAACCATTGGCGTAACATCTGCAGGTGTGAAATCAAATACTGACACGTCGTAAATTGCGTTAATGTCAGGACGACCTTCAAAGTTAGTGTCCAGCGTGGTGTCTGTATTACTCACGATGCGCTGTAAGAAAATCTTGGCAGCATCAATATGGTTCTTATAGATATGATAGTCACCCAGGGTAACAGTCATATCACCAACACCAACACCAAGCTCAGCTGCAATGGTAATCTGCAACATCTGGTGTAACAGAATGTCGTGAGGCAGACCGAGAATAACATCCGCGCTACGCATGTGGAACATCAGCTCTAACTCATTACGGTTGTTAATGAACAGCTGAAAACCATGGTAACAGGGTGGAAGTGCCATGGCGTCCATCTCTTGTGGGTTCCATGCCGTAATGTATGCCCGGCGGTCGGTAGGTTTAGTCTTCAGCGTTTCAATAACATCTTTAAGCTGGTTAGTGAGAACACCATTCTTATAAAATGGTTTAATCCATTGCACACCATACACTGGACCTAAGTCACGGTTATCTGGTGTACCCCAACGTTTGTTTGCATCCTGCAGATTACCTTCCCACCAGTTGCAGCCAAAACCTTTGAGTGTATCAACATTTGAGATACCGTTAATAAAGCAATAAAGCTCAGCAGCAACAGCTTTGATGTTAACTGGTTTAAATACCGGCACCATCAGTTTATTGTCGTTGAAAGCCAGCTTAAACGCTGTACCAAAACAACGGCGTGTACCAACGCCTGTGCGGTCTGCAACATCCTCGCCTTTACGCAGGATAAAAGAAATGATGTCGCTATAAAGAGAGTCGACAGTGTTGTATGTTTTCATTAAAACAGTTCCTTTTGGGCCGGGTTAACGTGTGCGTCGATGATTGCCTGAATATCAGGTGCTTTCCAACCTTCAGGCTTAACAATATCCTGGCCAGACTTATGCTTACTGTTGCTGGCGTCAGGCTTAGCCCGTTCTTTCGCCATGTTGGCAGCTTGTACAGCGTCCCATGCGTCGTCAAGTGGCCAATTGTTGTTTGCACACCAGGTAATCAGGTGGATAATTAACTGCGCCAGACGGTCGCAATGAGTGTCTTCAGTATCCTTAACGTATACGATAAGACCTTCAGCATCGAAGCGGTCCATAAATCCGCACGGCGTAGTCAACAGAATCGGATACTCAAATTCATTGGTGAACCATGCTGTCTGGTCATACAGGTATAATGTACCTGCAGCAATATAGATTAAGTCTACAATACCATCTAAGAATCCAGCTTTATCGCCATCTTTCTTAGCTTGTTTAATTTCATCCATCTCCTCGATAAGACGGTCATAACGAAGCTTGAACTCTGGCTTACCGCCCTGACTAATCGGCTTGAGGTCAAACTTCTCGTGGAAAGCTGTAACACCTGCAGCAATTTTACTGAATCGCATTTCTTAACTCCTTACAAACAGTTTCGATAAACTTACGTTTTGTTTCAGTAGACCAGATTATATGTCGGGCCTGCTCTAATACGTCCCAACGGTCTTTACCCACAGGAAAGGGGACAATGAAGAGGCCGGTACGAGATATACGCTTGATGAACGGGAACTTGCAACGCATGGTTGTTTCAAAGTTGATAAAGTTATTTTGCACTTCGCGTGTAAACTTAACTTTATCAAATTCATGCTCGAGTGTTTGAGCAAGGTTGCATACTTCCTGGAAAGAAGATGCAGGCAGGTAGTCTTCACGACCGATAGTGTTTACGTAGTCAATTTGGCCCTCAAGACGAAGTACCCAAATTCTGTAATAAGCTTCAGCAACACGTTGTAGATTCATTGTATCTCTCCTTTAAAAGATAACTTATTATACTACATCACTCTCTAGTGGTAAAGCACTTTTTACGCTTCGGGTAAAATAAAAAGGACCAGCGTTAACTGGTCCTTTGGCAGGGTGGCGTAAGGAGATACAAGGAATCGCAGTTATGCAACCAGGCAGCGCATATGAGATTGGCTAAAAGACTGACCGACTTAATCCCCGCGACGAGACAAAAAGGAGGTGTCATCGAGTAGCCAATCACATATGCGTTACTTGCTGTGTGCTCTTACCGCGAAAGTATATAGCGTTACACTTATCACACCGATGGAGTGGTAAAAGCACACAGCAAGTACAACCTTAGTTGTGGTGTCTTAGCACCTAGTTATTGTGGATAACCTGCACCCCTTGGGTGTCAAAAAGATACGCCAAAACACCACAACTAAAATTGTGACCGCCGTCTACACCAGGCGCCTGAGGTCAAGGTAGCGAGCCAATACCCTTTTCAGCGTTGGAGGAATCGAACCTCGCACATCACGGCTTTTACCAAATCTCGGTCAGCGAGCAGAATTGAACTGCATTCACTGGACACCCTCACGGTTTCAACACACCAGGCTTAATTGATTGTTGAGAAGGAGAGAGATGTAAGGATGTCCATTGAATGCACCTCCGAAGAGGTGCGTTCAGTTCAGCGCTATTATTCAGCAACTTCTTCGTTGTCGCCTTCAACTGCGCCGGCCAGTTTAGCAGCTTCAGCTTTAGCAGCTTCAGCTTTCTGACGAGCTTTTTCAGCTTTCTCTTCAGCTTTACGAATCTGCTCAGCAGCTTTCGCTTCGGCTTTTTCAGCTTTGATGCGAGCACGCTCTTCAGCTTTACGCTGTTTTTCAGCGGCTTTAGCAGCATCACGTTCTGCTTTAGCGGTATCAACACGCTTAGCCAGAACTTTACCGGTGGCTTTACGCCAGTAAGTCAGCTGGGAAGAAACGGTGCCACGGGACATTTCGGTGTTGGCAACAACTTCGTCCATAACGTCAGAGCTGGACTTGCCTTCTTCGTGAGCTTTGTCAGCCAGGTCCCATACATAACGTGCACCAGTACCAGCTGCCGGATACAGTACGCCGTTAACTTCTTCTTTACCAGTTACAAAAGTCAGTTTCTCGCTCATAATTTTTTCCTCGTCTACAGGGCTTAATGTTTGTTCGTTACGTGAGTTAATATACGTTATTTAAAAGAGTGTGTAAACACCTTTTTTAAACTTTTTTCATTAGTGTCTAGAAAGGCACATCATAGTCAAAAAGTTTACATCCGGAAGACAGGACTGCCGGCGGTGGTGTTTTGCCTCCGGATAATAGACAGCCTCCTGCCTGAAAACTACGGCAGTTCGCACAGCTCATATCCTGCAAATATATAATAAGCTGTCGGCGAACGTGCCGAGGTAAAGCTTTAGCCTGGGTTGCTACCCGTTCAAATAGTTCTCTGTCATCGAGCGCCATAACCGTTTCCCCAGTCGTAGTTCATGATTTGTGGGTATGGTCGTTTAATCCATACCTTGATACGCTTAGGAATAGCCAGCTCGCCCTTACGTCGAATAAACTCGTCGCATGTTTCAGGCGGTTCTGTACCTGCAGCGTTACGCCACCAGGCATCTGCCATTTGCTTAGCATTACCATGGGCCTCGATATTTACCCATGTTGTGTACACTTCCAGGTTTGAATAGTACACAACCTTTATACTGTCAGGCCGTCCTTGCTTCTGGAATAAAGAATAGTTTACCAGCGTAACATCTTTATCTACAACACGAAGCTGGCCGTTAGTCATTACCTCTTCTTCTGACGAAGTGAAGGCAATTGCAGGTCCATTAACTGTAAACTCAAATTCATGTCCGCACATCGGATATACACCATTCTCATCTGGTGTACTTCCTTTGGCAGGATGTTTACATGTACGGGCAGCATAGCCACTTACCTGATGACAGATAGGACACTCTTTGCCGCCAGGTGTTTTCTCTGACCGTTTCTTTTTCTTTTTACCAAGACGAGGCGGAACAGCTGGGTCGTCGATAGGTCCAAGGTCAATGGTATTAGATGTAAAGTCCATAACAAGGCAGTCGTGCTTGCCAGGCGCTGTACGTAACCCTCGGCCGAGTATCTGCACCCACAAAGCAACAGACGTGGACGGACGCAAGATGCCGAGCATATCAATTTCAGGATAGTCAAATCCTGTTGTAAGTACGTTTACGTTTACACAGACTCTTGCCCGTCCGCTTGTAAACTCATCCAGTGCCGCTTCACGTTCTTTCTTTGAAAGACCACCATGCACAACTACAGTCTGCCACCCTCGCAGATTAAATTCATCTGCTACGTTGTGTGCGTGTTCAACACTCGTGGCAAATACAAGAACGTGATTCCTGTCTTTACCATAGTGCATCATCTCACGGATAGCTGCAACTGTTATGCTATGCTGGTTGGCTACCTTCTCAAGCTCTGATGGTATGTAGTCACCCATCCTTTCGCCGACGTTACTCGTATCAATTTTAGTTAATACTTTCTTGTTGACAAGGCGGGACAGGAAGCCTTCATTTACCAGTCTTGTGAATGCGTCAGGAGTTGTAAGGTCATAGCAGATGTCGGTAAATATACCACAGTCAAGTAAGTGACCACCTGCCAGGCGATACGGAGTTGCTGTAAGTCCTGTTACCTTTACCTTAGGATTAAGCTCTTTGAAGTGCGCAATAACCTTACGGTATGTTGTTTCAGACTTCTCAGGAACAAGATGGGCTTCGTCAATGAATATAAGATTGAACTTGCCAGCTTCTTCCAGGTTCTTAATAATCGACTGTACTGACGCTACAACGATACGACCTGAAAAGTCTTTGTGTCCTGCACCTGATGAGTAGATTGATACCGGTGCCTGTGGCCAGTGGCGAACAATTGCTTTGGCGTCTTGTTCTACCAGTTCCTTGACGTGTGTCAATATAAGAATACGCTGACGAGGATAGCTGGTAAGAATATCCTTCATCAACATACCAAGCACAGGTGACTTACCTGAACCTGTTGGCATGACAATAAGTGGATTACCACTATAAGAATTGAAGTACGACCACCAAGCTGTGACCGCTTCTTGTTGATACCAGCGAGCTTCAAAAGCCATTTAACGTCTCCTCATTAACTTTATATATTATACCACTTCCATGTGGTGAAGTATACTTTTATTTTAAGGAAAGTTTAACGGGCTTCTCATCCTGTGGGAAGACATCAGCAGGGCGATACTCATCGCAAGCTGCTAACTGCTCTTCGATTGTTTCGAGCTCTTTCTGGTGCTTGTTACAATACCACACTTTACCCTGAAGCGGTTTACTATAATGGCAGGTTCTGCAGTTCCTGTCGGGCATTGCTCCTTTGTGGCACAAGTGATGGTATTCGCACATCCCAGGTTTGCACTCCCACCAAATAGGCGATTCAGAAATCTTCGGCATATCCAAACCAGATTCCGCATATACAACAGCCTCCGCTTTACTCAGTTGTATGTCGCTTTCCAGTAAGTCAATCTCGACCACTTCAAAATACATCTCGTCGGTGTTCTTGTTGATTGCAATGTATACAGCTTGATTCAGCTTGAGCTTCCGCATGTATACCTGCATCTGGGCATAGTGTACCGGCTTACTTGCTTTAACAGACTTGAGCTTGATTAACTCCTTGAACGATTTATCACCGTGTGTCTTAAATTCAGCAAGTGCCCATGTGCCTTTGTATTTGATTACGCAGTCACAAGACCCAGAGAAGATGTCATTGAATTCATGTATGCGCCATTGCTTACCTGTTTTAGGATTTACATCCAGTACTTCGTCACATACGGAACGAAGCCACTTTACGATTCTGCTTTCTTCAAGATTACCACGTTCAAACAGACGAAGTTGCTTAGCTGTAAACTTCTCCTTGAATGACCAGTGCAGGACGTGCCAGAGATAGCGATAGCAATTGTGTCCTATTTGCGATGCTCCAAGATGCCCGCGTCGTTCTTCTCTTTCGTGGGCTTCGACTATCTTGACGTCAATACGTTTCTGCAGGTCGTCAAACGGACTGGGCATTGTTAAACTCCTCAACACTGAATTCATCATATACAATATTATGCGCCCACAAATGGGAGACGGCATTTGCCATGCTCTCTTTCCACTTGGATTGAGAAGCTGTATGTGACAACGCAACTACCCGCACCAGATTAAGATTGGCTATCAGCATATCCGCACAATGTTCACACGGCGGATAGGTTATGTATATGGTAACCGGGCCTAACGTAGGAGTGTCTAGCTCCTTCCTTATATTAGCTAAGGTATTTATCTCACTATGAATAGTGAGAGCGTTCTTGAGGCTATTAGGCACTATTCTTATAGCATCTAACTGCGTAGGCAGGCCGTTATATCCAGTGGAAATAATACGCTTGTTCTGGTCTACAAGAACGCTACCGACTTGGCGTTTCGGGTCCTTTGACCAGCTTGCAACTTCACAAGCTATGCGCATAAAACGCTTGTCCCACTTGTCCATCTTCTTCTTTTGCATGGTAGTCTCCGTATATGAAAATAGGGGCCGAAGCCCCTATTGAATATCTACTCGGCAGGGATTACTCTTCCCAAGGTGCTGCTTCACCGTCATCAGCACCAGGTGCCGTTGCAGTAGCATTCGCCTTCGTTGTAGTACCCGCACCTGCACCTACTTTCTTCGTCGTCGATGCAGTTGCTTGAGACTGACCGCCTACAGCAGTAGTTGCTTCAGTTGATGCTTTGTATTCGCGAATATCGTTCTGCGGGTCGTACTCACCTGTCTTGTCGACACGAATACCTACTTTACCAGCTACGATACGGTTTTCCAGCAGGTCAGTAGAGGTCAGTTCGACGATACCCAGAGCGCGGCACAATGCAGACAGTTTGCGATGACCGATTTCAACAGCTTGCGCATTAGGGTTAGCGTAAGTAATCATGTCAAATACAACACGGTTAGCAAACTCACCTTCCTGCACTTTCAAACGCAGGGACAGATAAGCACCAGTACCTGCTTTAGTCGGCTTTAGCTCAACCTCTTCAATCATGAAGTTGTACCAGCCTTTCGGGATTGGGTCAAAAGACTGTTGCGGTTCGACGGTAGAGCTGTTGAAGTTTAATTCAGCCATTGTTTGTTATCCTGTTTAAGTTTAATTTAATTTCGTTTAACGCTTTACCGGCAGCGTTCGGCCGTGATGCTTATTATACGCCACTTTTTATCATGGCGTAAACACTTTTATTCGCCGGATTCTTTTTCAGCTTGAGCAGCTTTCTTCGCCATCCAGGCTTGGTGCTTCTCTTTCGATTCGTCCGAACCGATTTTAGTGAGCTGCACGTTCGGGTCGTCGTTCTGCATCTGTTCTGCAGCTCGACCCGTCAGAAGCAGGTAGCTGTCTGACTCCGGATGATAGTACCACAGCTGGTAAGGATGATAGCCTTGCAGCTTATCATAAATCCAGCCCAGGTCTGCAGGTTCACGTGCGTCCAGTTCACGACCTGGTGCGTTACGACACTTAGCTTCCCATTGGTAGTCAGGTTGCGTCTGGATGTAACGTTCGCTGTTACCATTGGCATCTGGCGCAGTCATACGTAAAGCAAGTACCGCATCCATCAGGTATGGCAACTGCTTAGGCAGCTGTTGGCCCGGCATAAGAGGTGAGTACAGCATTGCACCAGTAACCTCGTCTTTGTTCTTCTCAAGCTTGCACAGATATGCAACGCTGAAAGGCAAGTCACGGAACTGGCGCATGATATACATCATCTTGTCGTTGGTATTACCATACGCCTGTCGTTTGTCATTAACCTGTGACTTCTCGTAGTCCAGACAAACTTCAGCCACATCTGACAGCGAGTCGAAAATCAGATGCTCATACTTCTGCGCATCCTTACTTTCGGTAAGCCATTTGTACAACGCCAGAATGTCGTTGAACGTATTGATTGGCGTGGAGTCAATGTCAGCATCTGCAATTGACATCAAACCGCCCTCAGCGTTAATGACAAGAACCTTATCGTGAGGCAAGGTCTTAGCCAGGCTGGTTTTACCAACACCTGATGCACCGTAAATAGCGACCTTGGGTCGCTTATTTTCTACGGCTTGTTTAGTAGATACAATCTGAACCATTAATGATAGTCCTCGTAAAGTGATTCCTCATCGCAGTACATACGATAAAGAGCTTCTTCGGCTTCTGCCAGGGTGTCAAACTCCTCGCCACAGACGGAGTACTTTGTGGGTTCATCAAACGACTCGACAATGTGCCAGTCGTGATGAACGCCGTATGTCCACAAGTCGCAATCATCTTTTGCAACGAGCTGACGTGTGGAACGAAATTGTGTGATAGACTGGATGCTCATATTCTCTCTCCTCATGTGCATAGGAGTATTATACCCCACTTACATGGGGTATGTACACTACTATTTCACACGAACAGCTTGACACGATAACCGCGACAAACCGAGATTGGTTATAACACCGTCGAGTAGCACTCCGGCATGCTCTTCATTGTATGCTTCTACCCACAAAGGGATGGTGATGCCCTTCATGTTGTCGCTGTACACGTTGAACATAAATACTTGTTTGTGTGCTTTGTCAACACGTACAACAGTAAGGTTACCGTCCTCTCGTGACGGAAGCTCAACACCATTATTACTCCAGAAGTTACGGAACTCATCGCTGTTAACAATGCCGTGCACAACACGTTCTGTAAGTTCTGTTTTGAGGTCAGCACGTGCCTTTGTGCTGATAAAGAAACGGCAAGAGAAGAAAGCATTGACGTTTAGCACATCAACCGCGTACACAACATTATGCTCTTCAGCAGTTGGTGCTTTATAAACAACGTATTTAGTTTTGAACAGGTCCATAGTACTCTCCAGGGAGGAAGACTGGCGGGCTTGCACCCGCCTAAATTATTACAGCAGTTCTGCTTTCAGGGCAGCGATACCATCGAGCAATGCTTTGATGTCCGGGTTAGATGCTGCCAGGTCTGCAACAACTGTCTGACGACGACGTTCCAGCTCTTTCTCAACTTCCAGGTCGAGGCGTGCTGATGCTTCACGCAGTAAGTCTTCAACCTGCTGACGGCGCTGATACTTGTTAAAGTCAGGTACATCAACCAACCATTTGAGAGTTGCAGTATTATAGCCAGAAGTATTGGCTACGCTTACAGACACAACATCAACAAGCTTGGTGCCGTTAAGCTCCGGATAGTTAACATTGCGAACGTCAACAACCGCTTTATCGCCTACGCTTACTTTGCCGATGTACTTGTATGTGTACACACGACCATTTGGTTCAAACTTAACACCAACAAACTTCAGTTTGTCGTCTGCAATCTCTTCTTCAGCCTTGAAGTTGATTGCTGTGTTCTTAACAGGAGCAGCTGCTTTGAGTTTAGCAACCATATATTGTTCGGAGTGAGCAGGACGGCACAGACGGAATACGTCTTCATTGTACGTCAGCCAGTTACCGGTTTCATCCATGCACGCAATCTGGTTGGTACCATCCAGTGAACGAACACCCGGACGGTTCTTCTCAACGCGGTACAGCTTACCTTCTTTCAGGTTAGCATAAGAACGACGAGCGATACCCCAGTTGTGTTTTTCAGATTCGTACTTAGCGAAACGGTCAACACTGAAGTTCTGCTTCAGACCGCGGTCGTCGATTACCCATAAGTTGTCGTACGCACCGCCGAAAGAACCGAGGTTGGCATACACTTTACCCTGCGTTAACAGGGAAGTGCTTCCTTCATCAACGCAGATAACAAAACCCAGAGCTTCGTGTGCTTTACCGCTGCGGTCAAATACTGTAGTCATTTCTTGTTTCCTTGTATATCAGTTTAATTGTATGCCAGAGACATTCCCTGCGCATGTGCTTTATTGCTTAACCGTTAAAGACATTATATCACTAGTGAGTGGTGACGTACACATTTATTTTAAGGCAGAAGTGCAAATAGCATCACACAAACAATAATGAGCATGATCGTAATCTTCAAACGAGAACACTTCACCGTTGGCGACTACTTCAGTGCCATTAACTTGCAGGTTAATACCAGAATGCAGAAGCACATCCATAGCCTGGTCCTTGTTCTTGTACGGGTCCCAAATAAGATGGAAGCCTGACCCACAAAGGAGACAGCCTTTGAGCTCCGGAAGAGTTGACTCCTTCACAGTCACATTACAAATCTTAGCCAGCTTAGCACGGGAATCGAGAGTACTCATTTTAGTTTCCTGTAATATAGTTAACAATCATTGTTGCCAGGTACAAGCTATACACCATACACCCGACGAGTATGGCATCAAGAATCAGATGAGCTATCTTCACGTTTGACCTCCGGAAGGAATGAGCTATCAATCTTGATTATCACATTACGACTGTTAACCACTTCCATGCTGATGCCTTCCTCTTTGTGGACTACACGAATAAAGGCAACACCTTCAATCTGTGCCTGCTCAATAGCTTTATTCAGCACAACATTATCCTGTACCATATGACGTACACGAGGAAGGATATTGCAAAGAGGTTCCATCTCATCCATTCCTGCAGTACGCATAATCGACTTGAGAATGCCGAGATGATGCTGATAACGGTCTTCAAGTTTATACTTCTTACCATTATCGCGAAAACGCTTTAATTCTGATGCCATGTAAGTCTCCAAAAGTTAAGGGGCTTGTGCTAAGCCCCGTTTAATTACTCGGCTTCTTCCGTATCTGCCGGTGTGAAGGTTACCGTCGGGATACCTGGCGAAGTCTTCACAACAGGGTCGACTATAGCCAACTGTTCAGGTGTCAGGTTACGATACGCAGTAACTGACATTTCATACTTGGTCTTAAACAGCTTGGCAACAACAGTCTTCGGTAACTTCTTCATTACGTCAGGCACAAGCTTCTGGTCAAGTGAGCGGTTAACCTTCTGCTCAACCTTGAGTTTACCAGGTACGCCGTGCATGCTGAACTCAACCGTTTGTGTACCTTCTTTACCGCGGTTGATAATCATGTCACGTTCAAGACGTGCTTTAATTGTCCGACGCAACGTCTCCTGGTCCGCTTTGGCCTGCGCCATCCAACGGTTCAGGTTCGCCAGCTTGTCGTACAACTGTTCCGTGTCCATAGACTCCAGTTCTTGTGGGTTCAGTGCCATCAGTTGTTTCCTCAGGTTGCATATATAGGGCCGCACCAATCAGTGCGCAGTAGTTATTGAACATTGTACGTAACGCCTGACCCGCAACAATATTCGTTATGTCTATTATACCACTCTTAGTGGTGACGCGTAAAGCTTTTTCTTTCTTTGTTTTTTCCACAAATGCGATGCTGATGATTTCTTCCGCATGGATTACGTGGATGGTACCAGCAAACTCACCAGTCTTAGCTGGCGCCTGGTACACTAACGACATAGACGGTTGTTCGTTCACTTAACTACTCCTATTTATATAAGTCCATCCAGTTGCGATACTCATCATAAAACCGGTCAAACTCGGTTTTAGTAAGTGCGATAGCAACACCATTCACCAGGTGCATGGTCCGTGTTTTGATGTTGACATACATAACATTGCTGTACGGGAACAAGCTACCGTCATTGTCAGTAAAGTAGGTAGGTGTAATATGAAGCACATCACGCAATGCAACCAGTGCATCAACAGCTTCGGCATGACCATCACGACGGAATGTC